AAATGCTACATTCTTCATTTATTTAGTTGATATTCTGCAATTTGTACCGCTGTTCAAGTTGCTTGCGCAACAAAAACGCACCATTTTATGCAAAAATACCGTCCGAAGTGCCGTAAAGGCCACCCCGGACGGCTTCAACGCAATGATGACTGAAATAATCATCATCGGTGCAAAGGTAGTCATTTTTAGTCAGACTGCCAACGTCTTCGCTTTTCAATCGCACGCAAAATGAAAAAAATAATGATTACTGCGATGATTGTGCAACAAACGACACCGAACCAATAGAAGAAACCGTGCTTTGGCTTGTCTTCTGTCTTCGACTTCGTTTGCGTATCTTCCGAAGTCTGTTCTGATATGTTGGTCTGTGTCTGTGTGTCTTCTGTCTTTTCTTCGTTCACGGTTGTCTGCTTCGTCTTGTCATTATCAATCGTGACACGACCTGTTGTGACAGACTTGATATTTCGACCTGCCGGCACGTTGGGAGGTTCTGTCAGTTCACGGTCGCGCTGCTTCGCTGTGTCGCTCTGCACGTCTGCGCCGGTTCTGATGTCTTCAGTGCCGTCACTGTATTCTATCTTCTGAAACTCAATGACCACTTTTGAATAGTCAGTTTCATTTGTCGTGACATTTGCCACGTCAGACATACTTGACTGCTGTTTTGTGTCGGTCGTTACAGAAGACGTGATTTGCTGTTGCTTCGTTTCGTTTGCAACTTTGCGTGTGGTGCCGCAACTTGCAAACAGAACTGCAAACAGAACTGCAAACAGAACTGCAAACAAGATTTTAATAATGTGTTTCATTCTTTCTGATTTTTGATGTAGTTGATGATGCCGTCAACGTGAAGCTGCGTGATGAGCCGCTTGCCGTCTTCAGACAGAAGAAAGTCAACGTCTGCTTTATTGTCTTGGAAAAGTGACTCTGTCAGAACTGCCGGACAACTTGTGCCTGTCAGAACTGCAAAGCGTGCTTCATAATCGGGGTCACCGTCCGACCAATCGGCACGCATAGGCACTTGCCGACTGTCATACGCGCCCGACTGCTTCAGAACTGAAAAGCGTTCTTTGTAGGGTTCAAGCACCGTGTTTGCTGTGTTCCACAGCGATGTTGCGAGTTCATCGGCGCGTGTCTTGCCTGGTGATGTGTAAACGCACCAACCACCGGCGGACTTCCACTTGCCGTCACCACCGGCGGCGTTACTGTGAATAGACACAAAGATGACATTCTTCGTGCCGAGTTTAGCACAGACAGCGTTTGCGCGTCTGCATCGTTCTTTCAGACTGATGTCGTTGTCTTCCGGCACGACAAGTTCTGCATCGTAGCCGCGTGTTTTCAGTGATGCGACAATGAGCCGCGCAATTTCACGCGACCACTTGTATTCTCGTAGCGATTTGTCGGGGCTGCACTTGCCGGGCGTGTCAACTCCGTGACCGTTGTCGATAAGAATTTTCATACTTTATTCTGTTAATCTGTGATAAAAGTCGATTTTGATTTTGCTGTAAACCGCTTCGACATTAGTAAATGCGCGTGCGTTGTTTGGCTGTTCTGAATAGACTTCGCTTTCAACGACTTCAGCAACCCAATCAATCCATTCAGGTGATGTGTAATGCGTCAGTGTGTTTCCTCGATAGCGTGTATTGTCGAAACGGCTGTTTCTGTCTTCGTGAAGATTGCACAGCAAGGTTCTGATTTTCGCTTTGGTCGCTTCTTTGTCAACGATGTGATTTTCTTCGCGCACTTTCTTGATGATGCGGCACACCTTTTCGATTGACAAGTCAAAGCAAGTGTTTGAAATGCTTTTTATCTGAAGCAATGTTGACGGTCGCAAACCGTCAGCGATTTCATTCAGCACATCATTCTGCGCATCAGTCTTTGTAAGTAGCGCGTTCATTGTTTCGCTATTGCGCTTTATCATGTTGTCGATGATGTTCTTGAACCACTTGAAAATGGCTACCCACATACCAAGCGACAACACGATGAAGCAAGCACCGATAATTATCAGCACTCCAAAATCGCTGATGCCTTTCGCGACTTCTGTCACTTGCGAAACGTCTGTCATACGAAACTTCTGATTAAACGACCGACAAACACGCCGCCGAGCGTCAGCGACCAATCAACCCAGTCCCATTTGCAGCCGTGAAGTTTGTCTTTCAGTTCAAGTGCCGATGCAACACCGAAGCCTGCAAGTGCTGCACAGTAGTTGTCATCAGACAAGATGCCGATGATGAAACCATCGCCAATGTGCGAAAGTCTGTGACTTTCTTTTAACCACGCGATAATCTTTTTCATAAATATATACTTTTGTCTGTTGCAAAGGTACAAAAATAGTGTCTATTAAACACTATTCTTGTGACGAAATTTGAATTTCAAGTTGATTTATTCGGTCGCGAACACCTTGACGCTCTGTTCGTAGGGTTGCAAAATCATACGGCAGTTCTTCCCCTGCAAGTGATGCTTCATAACATTTGATGATTTTGTAGTCAGATACTGTTAGTTCATCTTTGAGTTTCTGTATTTCTTTGCGTCTTCGTTGAACGTCATAGACACGTTCATACTTGAATTTGATACAATCTCCAGCGTCATACGGCACAAGTCTGATGATATAGCCGTCATCAGTCTTCAGTTTGCTGTTGTCGATAGCATCAACAGGCTTCCAACCGGCTTCGCTCAATACGCTGATTTGTTCTTCTTCAGTGATTGTGCGTGTCTTGACAGCCTTGCCGTCAAAGTAGCGTTCAGTCTGTTCTTCTATGATGCGGCTATGAAGATAGCCACCTTCATTTATATATCCGTATTCTTTCATATCTGATTAGTATTTCCAACGTCCAACACACCATGCTTCAACTCTGTTGCCGTTAAGATTGAAGACAGTGAAAATGAATTTTGCTTCCCACCCTTCAGGCACATCATAATAATCATTTTCTGTAATGTCATCAAATATCTTCTGACCCGACTTCGGATAAAAACGCATTGCACCTTGTCCTATCTGTTTAGCAAAGATGACTTTTCCCTCATATCCGTCAGTAGGCAGATACACGGTGCCGGTCTTATCTTTATTAGTCAGTCCGATTGCCTGTGTTATTGATGCGCTTAAATTCACGGCTGTTGTTGCCGCGCTGTCTGTGATGTACTTCTGCTTCAGAATAAGACCGGCTGCACATAGGTCGCTGAAATAACCGCCGTATGCCGGTGCATTGCCTGAATTTGATGCACTTCCATAGACACCTGCGACAAGCGTACTTTCTTTTTCAAATGCCCATGTAAAATTGACATTATCTCCAAATCCAAGTCCAACGATTGCTCCATAATGCGTGAAACCTGATGATGCCGGCATTGCATTTGTCTTTGGATTATTGCAGAACACGCCACTTGCCGACATATAAGCGACACCATTATCATTGCGAGTTTCAACCACACCACGTGATGCGTCAATATCAACAACGGAAGATTTGTTGCCGTCAAGCGAGTAGTCACCGCCTGTATTAGTTGATACCAATTTTATACGACCTGTTTTGCCGTCAAGCAAAAGTGCATAATTGTTTCCGCTCATCATCGTAGAGCGTATGCGTTCATCTGAAAAATAGAAGCCAGCAATCAGTGCTTCACCAAGAACTTTCAATGCGTTCTTGATTTTTGCATTGTTGAGAATGAGCGTGTCTGCTTCTTCGTTGTTGAAGTCAAGCGAATTGCCTAACTTGAAAGCGTTTTCAATCAGGTCAAGAAAACTGTTACCGTCTGAAGACACGATGCGGTCAGTCGTAATTCTACCCGGCAAGATTTCAGTGAAGCCGTGCATCGCGACAAAACTGCGTTCTCCGTCAATTTCAGCGTTCAGCAAGCCGACAAGGAAGTGATAATGATTTGCCACTTCATCGAGTTTGATTGATGTCTGCGACAGTACAAATACACCCTTTGAATTGGTGTCTTTCGGACACTTTGCATACAGATAGTATTTTGCAGAAGTATCAGTCAACACTGGTGAAGTGTAACTTTCCATGCTCCATGTCAGATAGCCTTGCGCATCGTTGCGGTCTTTCGTTGTGATAGCGTTATGCCCGATTGTCAAGTGCTGAAGATATATCGCCAAGCCGCCTGATGTCATTGTGCTAATAAGTTGCTTCTTTTCGTTATCCCAACTGACAGGCGTTGCACGGCGCAACCAATTATCGCCTGACTTGCTGACAAACTGAAACTGAAGACTTTCGTCACCAATCAGCAAAGACATTGCTTGTACTGCGATAGGTGATATTGCGTTGGTAAACATATCGAGTTGCGCATCTTCAAGCATTTCGATTGTTTCCTTTGCATCGCGAAAGCGGCGTTTCGTGAATTGCAAGATGTCACGTTTCGTGTCATCAATCACGACTTCAGTGTTCGTGATTTGCCGTATCTGCGAAGACACAGAAGAACCGCCCGACACGCTGTTTGACAGTTCGATTGTCGGTGAATACGGCGATGTCAGAAAGTCTTTGATGCCGACAATGCGAATGACAACGCCGTCTTTCGCAAACTGTTCGTCTTGAAACAGAACGTGACCGCCGACAACGAGTTTGCCGCCGACTTCAAGCCAATGTCGTTTTGCCCACAGTGATTGCAGACTGCCGGTGAACGTGAAGCGTTGGTCTTCACACTCATAAAGTGCCTTGACTGCTGCACGCATCATGTCCCATGAGCCGCCCGACTTGTTCGTGTTGTTGCAGATGTATTCATCAGGTAACTGTATGCCGAAGATTGCATACGTCTGTTCTTTGACAGGACACCACGTTTTATCAGGCATTATCACGCCGTCAATTTCTTGCGGCACGATTTCAAACTTTCGCTGTTCGTGCTTATAATGCACATCAAATTCCTTTCCGGCAAGCATACCGTCTTGGAAGATGATTGTCATCGTTTCCCCTGCAATCAGATAGTTATTGTAGTTCAGATTGTCGGGAATAGTGCTGTCAATGATGTTGTAGAAGTTCTTGGCTTCGTTTTCAACTTCGACAGCCGTCACTTCGCCGACACGTGACGGATAGATTTCACTGCAATCAATGCTGTCTTCTTTGACTGCATCAGAAACCTTGTCGATGCGTTCTACACCGTCACCGTCTGCGTTGCTCTTGTATGTGCGTGCAATCGCGCTGTTAAAGCCGTCTTCGTCTTCAAAATGGGTGCCGTCATAGCGTATCGTCTGCGACTTCGGCAATAGAAGTTCAGGCGAACCGTACTTTGCACGGTTGATGTTGCGGTCACTTCCCTGCACAAGCATACGTTTCACAGGCACGCCGTCTGCTTCAGACGTGCGCCCGACACCGGGAATGAAACCGTTGCCGACACCGTAAGACAGTGCGACAGGTTCTGTCTTGAAGTATTCCACGCGGCGAAGATGTATCTTTGCGCGTGTCGTGCCGATGTATTCGACTTCGTATTCAGTCTGAAACACATTGCAGATGTCAGTAAGACCGGCATCTATGAATGTGTGATTAAATTCGACTGTCTTTTCTGATGCTTCGATACATTCGCCACGTTCCCAAGTGACAGAAGTGTCCTTTTTGTTCAAGTTGCGAACAATCAGGTCTATAAATTCGTGTGGCTTCGCACACAGCGAGAACTTCAGACGGTTGTCTTTCGGTGCGCCCTCTTTCAGTGGGTCAACCACGTTTCTGATTTTCCACACACCGAAAAAGTCTTCATTTGTGCCGAGCGTCATTGTGTATTCAATCTTGCGTGTGCCTTGCTTCTTCAAGTCCTGCGCACGTGTCAAGATGAAACGCTGATTTTGGAAGATGCACGATGTGCCGACAGGAAATTCAAAGTAAAACGGCAGATTGAACTTCAGCACAAGTTGCGGCTTCTGCATCAGTGCGCGATACCGATAACTGCTATCTTCCGGCTGCACTTGAATATCGACACGCCACACGGTACCGACACCAGGCTGATACACGCTTTGCTGCGTGACGTTTTCACGCCACTGTTCAGCAATCGCGGTACTGATGTCGAGTTTCGTTTTGGAATAGTACGTCAGTGTTATCATCAGTCTTCAGTTTCAAAGATTGAATAATCAATGTCTTTCTTCTTCCACCCATCGTTGAGTGTTTCGATGACAAATGCCGTGGCTTTCGTTACAAAGTCTGCAAGCGGTTCAAACTTCGTGAACGTGTGATATATCGGGTTCGCATCAGCATCTTCACCGAGTTTGAACTTGACAGGCAGTGTCGCTCCGTTCGTATCGCGTGCGAAGTCGTATGCTGCTTTGAAGTTCTGCTGATTTTCGGTTGACAGATAGACCGGCTTGCCGTTCCAAGTGAAGCCTGTCAGTATCTTCGCGTCTGTTTCAGCGTTAATCAGGTCGCTGATGTCTTGCTTGATTTCGCGCACCGTAGGCTTGTGGTCGTAGTATTTGCGCCATGTGTATTTGTTGCCGTCTGCATCGGTTTCAAGACCGAAGATAAGCAAGTAGTTCGATGATGACAGACACACAAGTTTGTCTGCGCGTTCTGTTGCGCCATTGCATCGGAAAAATTCTGTTTTTGCCATGATGTTGATATTTGAGAGTGAATGAATTTCTTAATCATCGAAGTAGTAGCGCGTGCCGCCACCGCCCTGAAACGGTTCGCTGCGTATCGTGACAGCGATTGAAGCCGTGTCGAGTGTGCCGCGCATTGCATCAAGCATCGTCTTCATTTCATCGCTGTTCGTGAAGAACTTCGACATTTGACCGTTGCTCAATTTTCTGAATGAAACAAGATAACGACCGTCACCTTGCTTTGTCTTTACGTCACGCTCGAAGTCTATCAGTTCAATCGGCACGTTTACGATTGAACTGATGCGCACACACTCGCCGTTGAAGCGTTTCTTGCCGTCTTTCGGCGTATATGTCAGATTTAAGTCACTGAATTTAATCATTTCTTGTTTTGTTAAAATTTTCTTTAATAGATGTTTGCAGTCTGCGTGTTTCGCCATGCCGTACAGTGAGCCGACAATTTCAACCCTGCGCTTTCTGCTTTTCACTTTCGCGAGTTTACGACAGAAGTTCTTCTTGACACGCTTGCGCAAAAGCGTATGTGTCGTGAATATCTGATAACCGAGAAAATCAAGACCTGTTTCGATAGGGAAAACACGCTCATTCTTCTTGATTGTCTGACCGATGCTTTCGATATGTTCATGCACTTCGTCACGCACAAGCCACAGAAAGCGTTTGTCTGATGCGCCCACGACAATATCGTCCATATAGCGATAGAAGTGCCGCACACCGTATCTGTCTTTCATAAAGAGGTCAAGATGAACCGACAGAAGAAGATTGACAAGACCTTGTGAAGACCGCATACCCATACTCATGCGCTCGCCGTCCGGCATCGTTGCAAGAAAGTCGGCAAGTATCGCGATAAGTCGCTTGTCTTTGAATACACGGTTGAGCGCATACAACACAAATTCATGCTTCACTGTGTCGTAGCACTTCTTTATGTCACATTTATACCAATAAAGTATTGATGTGTCTTGCATCATGTCACGTCTGATGTACTGCATCAGGTCGTGCATTCCGCGCTTTTTGATTGATGCTGAAGTCGTGCGTATATAACGAGGGCGAAGATGCTTGTCAACAGGTCGCATTACTGCATTGATTTTGATGCGTGCTGCCATGCAATACACCTGAAGAAGACGATTTTTCCCTGCTTCACAGATTTCTTTTTCGTGATAGCCGCCTGTGCGCAATTCTTCTTCGGTCGGTGCGCGATGTACCGGCATCAGTGAAATTTTCCCTGACACGATTTCTTCGCGTACTGACTTCAGAAATTCTTCGCGATGTTCAAGAAGCCATTTACCTTCAGGCAAACTTTTTCGGAGCGTTCCTCTGACTACATCGTCAAACGACTCTTCAAGATTTGTCTGTTCAATGATTTCTTCTATTATGTAACCGTCACGTTTCATGTGCTGTTGTTATATATGCCTTCAGTTCTCCGGGTCTATGATGTTCGAGAATTAACCTACCAATCACTACCCAACCAACAACGTAATTTTTCAGTTTTCCACGACTGATGTGTCATGCTGTTACTGAGGCTCGGTTTCCTCGTTCACTGCTATGCGTCAGCGCGTGACGCTATGCCGGAGGAACGATTGATTATTGTTGTTGTATTCTGTTCTGTTTGCGAGCCGAGAGCCGTTATTCGTATTCGAGTTCGAGGATGCGTTGTTCGCGTTCGCATAGACGAGACCGCCATTCGCGTTGGCGTTGTTATTCGAGCGACCAACGACACGGCACGTTGGAAACCTCTACCTTTTTATTTCGTTCATTCAATTTCAAGTTTTCATTTCTGTCTTCATTTTGATTGATTTGAAAAACGTGCGCGGTCGCTGACCGCAACGGGGGCGCGTCTTGCGCCGCGCACGCTTTCCGTGTTATTCGCTGACTTCGATTTCACCTCTGAAGGCGAGCCGAGAGCCGCTATACGCACTCGAGTACGAGGATGCGTAGTGCGCGCTCGCACAGACGAGACCGCCATACGCGTAGGCGTTGCTATACGAGCGACCAACGACACGGCACCTGCTGCCGCTGTAATAATTAGCGTCACTGTAGTTCGATGCCCATACGCTATTGTCAGAAGTACACTTCGATGCGATTACGTCACAGAAGCGACCGTGACGCACACGACCGATACAGTAACCTGATGTTGTGATACCCTGCACGACACGTTCTGTCTTGCTGATAGGGTCATAGATGTGCCACTTCGCATCAATCGGGTCAGTGTTGATTTCGACACCGTGATTTTCAAGATACGACTTGAACGACAAGACATTCTCTGCGACATTATCCATAACTTCCCAAGTACAGCCGACAAAGTTTTCAATGCCGAGTATCTTGTTTCCGTTCGATGCTGTTGTGCGCTTCGTGTCTGCGTTGCCGACTGCATCTTGACTGCCGGTTGTGCCGCCCGAACCGCTACCGTAACCACATATCAACTGCACGTCACGATTGCCGTTCAAACTCATCCACAGTATTGCCATGAGTTTGCTCATTTCGTAGTCGATAAGTTGATAACCGTCACCACGGCGCATTGCGAGGTTCTGCAAGTCCTTGTATGTGTAGTTCAGCGCACCGACAGGCGTATTCTTCACACGTCCGTTGTCATCATACTGCCATTCAGTAGAAGTTACAGATGTACCTGTGCCGACACGCACATTCACGCCGCTGATGCTGCGAAGTTGCATCAGTGTGTCAACAGATGCGTGATATACACCGACAAGCCACGGTTTGTTTTCTACCCAATCAGGCTCAATCGCTTCGATTTCTGCACTGTCAACTGCGATGACTTCCTGTGAGTTGTTCGTTCCCTTTGACGAAAAGAAGAACGACACAGCACCGTCAGGCACATTGCAGAATACATAATCTTCACCTTCAAGGAAGTCAAACATCGTATTCGACACTGCAAGATTGAATGTACCGACAATTTTGCCGGAAGCATCAGTGAAGACTGCGCCGATGACACTGTGATTAAGCCCCGGCCAGCGCACTTGCTTCATGCCTGACACGTTCAGATGATAGATGTTGTAGTTCGGTGTGTCTGCGATTACGCCGTCAGTTTCAAGCGTAGATGTGCCGATGACAACATCAGTAGTCTGCACGGTTTTGTTGGCTTCGTACAGCACTTCAGACAGTTTCTTGCGAGTGATATTGCGTGCCGTGCTGATAGGTTCAGTAGTGAGTGAAGACCAAAAGATGTATTTCTTCTGCGTCTTGAAGTCGTTCACACCCTTGTACCACAGATGCGGACAGCGCATCATTACATCGAAACCGGTGCCGAGTTCGTCCTTGTAGTCAAATTCAGTGCCGTCAGGCATTTGACGATAGTTTGCATCGCTGATGCGTTCACCTACCCATTTGCCGCTGCTGTTCGTTCTACCCTTGACAGGTATCAGACCTTTGCGTATGCGTAGAATATGACCGCTTGCTTCGTATGTGTCACCGTTCGTGTTGTTGTCAAGATTGGTGATGTTCTTCGGGTCATTCACTGTATCATCGAAGACAACGCCTGTGAACTGCGCATTGTGAACTGTCAGACCGATGTCAGACGGCTTGAAGTACGCTTGCAGTTGTGCAAGTTCGCTGTCATCAATCAGCTTCGTCAATATCCATGAGCCTGTGATGCCGTCACAACCGTGGTCTGCGTCACTGCCGATACCCTTTGTGCCGTCAGCCATAAGACGCTTCAGAATTGTCGCGTCTGCATTGACTTCAAGACCTGAAATGCCGATGTCTGTCAGATGTGCATTGCCGTTGATGACAGCCTGAAGCATTGCGAAAGCATCAATGCCGGCGCACGCTTCAATCTGAAGACGCTTCACATTGCTGAAACCGGCTACTGTCAGACCGCCGTTGGGATATGTCAGTTTAGGCAGATTTTGGAATGTCAGCGAAGTCATCGTGTTAGGCAGTTGCAGCGTTTCAAGCGGCGATGTCTGTGCCGGTGTGAATGACTGCAACAGACTGCCGAGCGCACGCACCGTCTTCAGACGCGGGCAATAAGTCGCGTCCAAAGTCTTCAACGGGAAGTTTCTGATGTCAACTTCTTCAAGGAACGGCAACTGACCGAGTGCAAGCGTTGCGAGTTCATCGCCTGAAGACGTTGCAGGGGTATATGATGCGCCGCCGATGATGAGTTTCTTCAGAAGCGTCAGATTGCTGATGTCCCAACCTTGCTGTTTCGGCGTTGCGTTTCTGATGTCAAGTTCTTCGATGCGGTCTGCGCCGAAGATGTAAATCATAACACCACCGCCGAGGTTCGTGTTGTTCGTGTAGAACGTATGACTTTCACCGGCGTTCAGGAAGCAAGAACCGCCGTTTGCTTCGTTGGCACGGTCAACGCCGACACCGAAGTAACCTGATTTTGCCGCCTTGATTGTGATGCTCATGTTCGTGCCGGTGCATCGCATCGAGATTGCACTTGAATACGTGTCACCGCACTTATAGAAGCCGTCACGGAACAAGAAGCGTTTCTTGACATATTCGCGAAGTCGCTGAATTGACAGACCGTGAAGCGCGAAGAAGTAGTTTGCCGATGCCTTGCTGTTTTCGATGTACTTGCGATTGCCGTCATACGATGACACAAGTTTCGGCCACTTCTGCAAGCGGTCTGTTATCCAATACTTTTCAATGCCCTGCGGCGAGAATGGGCGCAAACCTGATGCAAGCTGCTGTGAACGCATCAATGCGGCGATACGTGCGACAGTTGTTGTGCGCGTAGCGTCTTCTGTGTCGCTTTCTGCACGATACGGCTGAAGCCAGATGTGTTCTGCCTTTGCGAGTTGAACGAAAAGCACGCTGTCATGCCCCTGATAGTAACCGTTCGGGTCATTGTTCGGGTCAAGTTCTGCCGGGATAGTCAGACCACAGTCATTGTCACTGCCGAGAATGGTATCACCGTCATACAGATGATTAAGATACATTCTGACATTGCCGTCAGTTTCGAGATAGAAACCGACCATCATGTTCTTGCTTCGTTGGTCGACTGCTGCGATGTAGTCTGTGAAGACATGATACATGATTGCGCTGTATGGGTTCGCTTCCTTGTGAAGTTCGTGCGCAAACTTCTTCAGACGATTTTCGGGTGTTCCTGGTACACTCTTGCCGTCAATCGTGATGTTTCCGTCTGCTGCTGTCTTGTGCTGATTACATTCATTGCACCAACACAGCCACTTATAAAGGCGGTACGGCAACTTGCGACCGTCTTCATAGGAGGTGTTCAAGTCATCGTTGTCGGGATAGCGGCTTTCAAATTGCTGAAGCCACACAAGTTCACCGTCTTCAGAACGGCGCAACATATCATCAATGCTTGACACGTTCTGAAACCAATCCATGTCGTTGTATGCTTTCAGTTCGTAGCACTCGACAGGGTTCACAACATCGCCGGTGATGCGCCAGCGACCGCCGGTGTATGTCATCGTGCCTGTTGTTTCAGTCCATGAGCCGTTCTGATAGCGGAACACTTTGTGTTCGGGTCCGCAAAATTCTGACAGCACAACTATGTCTTCAGTGTTCCATTCTGATTTGTCAACAGACGCGGCGAAGTCATCGAGCGTCTGATTTCGTGCTGCGATGTATTCTGTAAAATCGCCGTAGTTCAGACAGTCCTTGTTATAGCCGTCAACCGCTTCAAAGCCGAAGACTGCTGCATCGCCCTTGTCGTGATTGAAATTGCCCTTTGCGTGGAAATAGCCGTAAGACGGTGAAGTCGGGTCAGGCGAATTTGCATCTGTGCGATACAGTGCCAACGGAATAGAACTGATGCAAGGGTTCAGTTCGTATTCGCCGGTGTAGAAGTTCTGCGCCGGTGTCATGTATGCCGAACCAAGTGCGCGTGACAGTTCGTTGTACAACTGCGTAGATGCGCCATTGTTCGCACCGCCGCTTTCTGAATAGTCAACCTTGATACAGAAGATGTTTGTCGGCATTGTTCCGCGCACGATTTGGAACTTGTTTTGTGCCGCGAGTGCCGCTATAAAGTCGTATTCTGCGAGCTGCTGCGCGTCAGTGAACTGACTGCGGTCGTACATCATTCTGATGCGTTTCGCTTTCTTCGTCTTGCTCTTCTTGTTCTTGATAGGTCTGCGCGATGATGTCGTTCCCTGATTTGTCGTTGGTGTGTCTTCGATAACGATGTTTCGCCACGGCGTTTCAGGGAAGTAGAAGTACCAACACAGAACGACAGGTGTCTTCTTGTCACCGTCAAGTGCTTCGATGTATTCGGGGAAGTTTTCGGGCGTGTTCTCCGTGTTCGGCGATTTGCACATTACGGCATACGCGATGTTTCGTTCACCGAGTGCCGACATTTGCGGAATGTTGCGTGCCGGTCTGCCCTCTGCCGTCTGTGATGCCATGACCTGATTGAAGTTGTATTCAACAATCATCGCGTCAGTGTCGGCGAGTTTCAGCAAGTAGTTGTTGAAAGACTGCTCGAAGTTGTAGTACGTTTCCCACGCACGCATATTGTACAGATACAGGTCTGCGTCACTGCCGTCAAACGTGATTTGTGTCGCGTGGCGTGTAAGTGTTCCTGCATCGTAGTAGCATGAGCCGCTGAACTCACCGTCAAGATACAGTTCAACAACACCTATACCGGCGTATGGTGCCTGACTTGTCGGCTTGATTACGATTGCAACGTCAGTGATAGCATCTTCTTCAAGTGCCGCATCAATCGTGTGCGCAACTGTTTCTTCATTGTCAGTCGTGAAGACAACACGTTTGCCGGTGACAAAGAAGCCGAAACCATTGCTGATGCAACTGATAAGACGTGCGCTTTCATCCGCGATGTGACGTGTGCGCACGCGGAACTGTATAGCAAGACCATTCGTTTCGATAGAAGACACATTGAAAGGCGCATAATCAAGCGTTGCTTTCACGTTTTCTGCGATACGCAATGCCATGATGCCTGTGTCGTTCGGCTGTTCGTACACGTCACTGCCGTAACTGTCTTTGACAAAGCCGTTGGTCGTGTAGTTCGAGCCGATGACGGTCATCGTATAGCCGTTGCTTGTGATAGACTTGTCTGTGTCCTTGTTCGAGCGTGAACTGAAGTCGATGTCAATCATCTGCTGTGCCGTGACGCTTTCGATGTTCAGAAGCGTGCCGACAATCTTGAAGTTCGCGGTTTCTGATACAGACGAGCCGACACGTGCGAACAAGCCTATTGTTACACTGCCGTCAATCGCGTGACCTTGCACGCGCTGAATGTACGCTGATGTCACGCCACGTCTTACAAGCGCGGTGCGCTTCACGGTTGTCTGTGTGCCTATCTTCTCGAAGATTTCGACAGACACTTCTGAAGACTGCGAAGAATAGGCTGCGAAGTCGATGCTGATTGTTTCATACTGCTTGACTTCACCGTCTTTCTTTTCGCTGTACCAACGTGTCACGACAATCGGTGTCGCGTTTGCCTGGTCAACGACCATGACAGCCGTGTGAAGATAGTTGCCGACAACGCCTGAAGACACGTCTTCGCCATGTATGCGAAGTGGATATGCGCCATGCTTCAAAGCGACACCGCAACAGTTCTTCGGGTCAATCGTGATGCTGTGTGCGTAGGTGTCGTTCACGGTTGCTGTGCCGAGCGTCTTCCATGCACCATTGATGAAGATTTCAGTGATGCAAGTGATGCCTTTATCTGATGCGTTGTTCGCAAAGCGATACATCGGCAACTGCTTCACTGCGCCACCTACATTGATGACTGTTGATGCCGTGTAATTCAGCGTCTGTTCTGATGTGATAGTCACATCTACTGCCGTCACGTTGATGTTGCGCTTCGCTGTGCGGTCGCTGTCATCATACGCAACGAAACGGAACTTGCGCTGACCTGCGATGCTGAAATAGCGCGACAAGTCAAACGCGAAGTCGAATGTTTCTTTGTCTGCCGATGTCGCTTTGTTCAGTCTGAATGTTTCGAGCAACTGTTCCGTGTCGCGGTCATACAGTTCTACTTTTTCGATGATGCCGCTTTCATAGTCTGTGCCGTTCTTCAGCGTGATTGCTGCGTTCACGACAAGCGTACCGCCTGACTGACCGTAAAGCGGTGATGTTTCGGGTGTAAATTCAAGTATCATTCCTGTTTGACCGCCACCGCCTGTGCCGACTGCAAACTGCTTTTCGTCACCAACTGCTGCGCCGGCTGCATTGACAAGTTGCATCTTCACGACACCTTCTGTTTCTGTGTCGATGTTGATGTTTGCAGGAATATGTGCGTATGCGCCGCCGGTACTGAAAGCGTCCTTGCCGTCTTCTTCGGGGTCATCTTTCGTTTCAACAGTAGAACCACCGCCACCGTTGCCGAAGTCTTTCCACAGACCGGCTTCACCGAAATTGCCGACAGAAGACGTGAACTGCTTGGCTTCCCAAGTGTTTTCGCCTGCCTGATAACTGATGACAAGACCGCTCTTTCGATAGTCTATGCCTGTTGCATTTGACTTCGCTACAAGCGCATTGATAGCATATTCGAGCGTGTAATATGCTGCTGCGGTACATGGGCCACAAAGCGCATCAATGATGATGAAACTTTCGTCACCGGCTGACATACCGGCATTGTCGAGCCAGTTGCCTGGGTTCTTGAAGTTCGCTTCACTGCTGTCTGCGCCGATGTATTGATACGTCTTCCACGACTTGTCTGCGATAGCGAATGTTATCTGCATACCGACATTGCGGAAGCCTTTGTCATACGCAACTGCAATCGCTGTTTCAAGTGTGTAGTAACCCATTGACAGCGGTGCGTCATTCGTTACGTTGAAACAGTTGCCGACTGCTGCCGAACCGCCGAACTTGCGCCATTTCGATGCGTCCAAGAACGTGTCGAATTGTGGCGGTTGCATACCCGGTCGTAAATAGAAGATATACTGCCACGACTCCCACCCCTGTTCACCGGGAAAAGTCACGACAAGTCCGGGTCTTTTGAACAATGCGCTGTCTTTGTGTGCCGACAACGCACCGATGACAGTTGCAAGCGTTGTCGAAGAAGTCAAAGACAGAAGTTCTTTCGCGTTGATAAACATACGCGGTCTGATGATGTCATCAAGTTCTGTTCTGTTTGTTTCGACTGCTGTCTTCGCTTCACCGGCTGTCTTTTCTGCTGATGTAGCCTTTGAACGCGCGTCATCAGCGTTGCGGTTCGCCTGTTCTGCGATAGTATTTGCTGTGTCTGCTTTGCCGCTTGCAGTTTGTGCCGTTGACAACGCTGTTGAAGCATTGTCTGCGGCTGTCTGTGCAAGAGTCTTCGCTTCACCGGCTGTCTTGTTGGCTGCCTGTGCGGTCTTCAGTGCATCTTGCGTTGGCTGTTGAAGACCGTTCAGCAAGTCACCGATTGGAATTTTCACGCCCTCATTCTGTGCATTGACACCAAGCGTGTAAAGCCCGGCGGTCGATGTCGAGGTAGGCAATTCCGTTATTCTTTTTCTGAGGTCTGCCATGTGTTAATTTTTAATCGTTAAGAAATATCTTTGCTTGGTCATTGCCACTGTCAACGACAACAAATTCACCACTCTGATGTATAAGAAGTGAAATGCCGCGCATAGGTCTGATGCGCAACAGTGTCGGTTCTCCGTTCTGAAGCACTTCGACAAGTGCGAAGTCTTCGTGTGCGAGAAGCATATACTGTCCGACAGGTCTATAATTGACGAAAGTCAGAACGATGCTGAACTCACACCACACTTTGCCGCTTCGCAATATGTCAAACTTCGTCACGCTCATGCTCTTGTAGTAGCAATCATATTCATTGCCGAGTGTCGAGTAATAGAAGTTGCGCGTTTCCGGCTGAAGTACGACAGCGAACAAACCATTGTATCGCGCCCAAAATTCATCAATGTCAGGTGCATCAATCAGCAACTTCAGTGTTACGTCTTTCGACTTGAAGTTTACTGCTGATGCGTCATAAAAGACACCTGATGTGTCTTTCGTTGATATTTTCAGGTTGTCTTTCGTGTTCGCCGATTTGCGTATGCTGTCATCAGTTCCTTTCAGCACGTATGCGCCGAACTGACTGATGTCGATGCCGTCAACTTCAAAGCCGACCTGTCTGATGCCTGTCTTGTCAAGTGGCTTGTGTGAGCCTGTTGGAATTACAGGGAAGTCATCAGAAAAGGTAAGTGTCAACTTGCCAAGTTTGATGAATGATGAAAATGCGCCGTTCTGTGTCATTCGCAAACGGTACGTCTTTTTGATTTCGCGAAACTCAAACGTGTGATATGCTCCGATAGAAAGTTCATCAAACAAGTCTTCGGCATATCGCGTGTTCGTGATACAGAACTGTATCTGAAGCGTGCGCGTGTCAAGTTTCGGGTCAATCAAGTCAACTTCAACACCGTCTTCTTCCGGCCAATCAGTAGTATCGACCTTTTTGAAAGCGGCAAACTGAATGAGCTGCTTGAAACCACGCTGTTCTACAAACACGCCGTATTCAAGAAACGCATCATGTCCGTCTATGAATAACTTGTTTTTCATCTTACAAAAGCATGGTCTTTGACAGTTGTATGTACCTTTGAACGTCTGTCTGCGTCCACTTTCACAACACTGTAACCGGCTGCATCAATCATTGCAGTCGCGCCATGAAGCGCACAGACGTTGTTTGCTCGCGTTTGGCTGTACTTCAGTGTTGCAGTAGTGTTTCCTATCAGCAAGACGCGCTGCACTTCTTCAAGCGTGATTTCTCCAGCGTCTATGAATACACCAAGACGCTGCGTGTCGTACTTCTTGAACTGTCTGAAAATTGACAGCGTAGGGAAGTTGAAACTTGACATAAATTCGATGCCCTGCGGTGTGAAAAGAAGCTCGACAAGTTCTTCAAGCGTTTCATCGCCGTGAAACATCGTGCAAACGCGCAACTTCTGTGCTGCGTCTGCGTGTCCGGCTCTGATGCACAACTGCGCTGCGCGTGCCTTTGCCTTGCGCCATTCGGTGCGTATCGGTGTAAGATTTTCCATATTGCGGTGATTATGATTTCAATTTTATTCCCTTTGTTGTGATGTCTTCGACTGCATCTTTTACACGCTTGACTTCTTCTTTCACGTCATCAAGCGTTTCGGCAGTCTTCGCTGTGTTGTCTTCGATGCCTGAAAGTTTGTCGAGTATCTGATTGCCGGTTGCGTTCAGTTCTGCGACACCCTGCACAATCGTATATGTGTGTGATTGTATCGTTGTCAGACGTGAGTTATTTTCATCAACGCTGTCTTGCGATGCCGTAGCGATACCGCGTTCTGATGCTTGACGCTCTTCGTCACCGGTGAAATACTGCTTGATTTCGTCAGGCAGTTCGTCCATTATCGCTTTGAATGATGAACCGACTGCGTTCAGGTCGTTGCTAAACTCGTCCATTGAGCCGATAACGCTGTCAATACCTTTGAAGCGTCCGTCTGTGCCGAACCAACGCTGCTTATACTTGTCGAAGATTTGCCCGATAGGTTCTTCAAGCAACTTCTGTATCATCATGCGGCGCAAAATGTCAGAAACGATTTCATTCACTTTGTTTCGCCATGCTTCCATTGCGTCTTCGCCTGACTTCACCGCTTCAAAGAAAGCGTCACCGAGTTGCTGTGCAATATCTTCGGCAGATGCGCCGATGATGTCTTCAAGCATATCGTTGATGAGCGTTGCCATTTCTTCGGCAAGTTCAGCGAGTTTGTTCTTGTAGTCTTGAACCTTTCCGCTGTCAGTCTTCTTCTTGCTTTCTTCTTCGTTCAACTGCTTCTGCACAAGCAACTGTTGTTCTGCAAGATTTTCAAGCTGCTTTCGGCTCTCATCGTAACGCTTCGAGCCAAGTGCCTTGTCTGCTGTGTATGATGCTTTCGCCCAATAATCAGCAATCTTCTCAACAGTCTTCGCATAGATTTCAGACTGATAGACACAACCGGCAATCCATTTCTGCCATGCGGTTGCGTTCTGCATTACGCCGTGAAGTTTCAGAACTTCTTGACGTGCTTCAGCGTAGATTTTTTTGACTTGTTCAAGCGCGTTGCTGACATTCTTCTGAAGCCGCACTGCGTCCTGGTTATCAAGTTCCCATTGCAGTTGGTCGATGCGTTCCTGAAGACGCTCGATTTCTTTCTGCTTCTTGTCATCGTTGTTGAAAAGGTTTGCGATTGCGGTTGCTATCTGCAACGCTGCGCTGATGACAGTAAGAATGACAGACGCTTTTTCAACGGTGCTGATTGATGTCGCTGTTGCCTGTGCCGTTGACTCTGTTGCGGTGCCCATTGCATCAACAGTTTCAGTCATGCCTTTGCCGACAGACTTGCCAACGTCACCGATTGCAGAAATAACGTCAGTCGTAGCATCAAGAACTTCATCAATACAGTCAAGTGCCTTTTCCATGCCGTCTGCGATGTCATCGCTGAAGACACGTGCCAGGTTGCTTGCTTTCTTGCCTACATCGGTAGCGACTTTGCCGGCTGAATTGAGGTTTGTCGCGAAAGTCTTGTATGACTTCGTTACTTTGTTTCGTGCCGTCAGTGTGCGCTGTTCTGCTTTTGAGTTCTTTTCCTGCGCTGTGGCAAGTGTCGTGGTTGATTTTGCAAGACGGTTATTCGCTTCTGTCAACTCGTCACAGTCTTGTGCGAGTTCTCCGTTATCTATTCGCTCAATGACTGCGTTCTTTGCTTCAAGTGCTTCACGATATTCTGTATCTGCCGCCGTCAGTTCACGCTGTGCGACAGCGAGTTCTTCAAGCGCGTTTACAAGTTCAGTCTTCGCTTCACTGATGTCTGTAAAAGACTTGTGCATCGCTGTGAATGGGTTGCGCGATGCGATTTCATCTTCCATTTTGTCAATGGCTTCCTGAAATATCTTGATTTGCTCGACAGACATATTCTTTCCCTCTTGATTGAAGTACGTGCGCACTTTATCAAGCGTGAACTGAAGCGATTGCAGTGACTGTTCGCCGAGGTTGCCAAACACAACGTCCCAGTTTATTGTCTTCTGAAAGTCTTCTGCTTTCAGTGCCGAAAATTCTTCTTCCATTTGCTTCAATGCTTCAGGCAAGAAGTCCGGGAAAGCCTGACCGATAAAGCCGATTTTCTTCTGCCATTCAATCGAAAGTTGGTCAAACTTCTGATTATATGTGCCGAAGTCATTGACAAGTTGCTTGAAATACTTGTCGCGTATGTCTGCAAGACCTTTCTGAAGCGCGTTGTCGATGTCAAGAAGACCGTGCGAGTAGTTATCTGCGATTTGTGGGTCTTTCAGAAGTTCATTCGCCCAATCTGTCAGACTGCGTTTTCCCTGTTCTGATGAGTTCCAACCGTCTTCAGTAGCACCTTTTTGTGTCAGATAGTATGCTTTTGTGCTATCACGTAATGTCGTAGCAAGTTGCATCAACTGCTGCTGCCAAGCCGTCTTTCTGTCATTCATCTGCTTGTACATCGCGTTGATTTCTTTATAATAGCCGTCTTCCATGCTGTCAATCGCTGCTTGCGATATGGCTGCATTGGTGTCTTTTACATACTGCGTGACGGCTTTCTGATATTCTTCAAGAAGTTTCTTCTGTTCTGATGCTGCTTTCTTCGGGTCAAAAGTATCGCCTGACTTGCCGCTTCCTGAAACTTTCTTTGCTTTCGGGTCAATGTGAACAACATCGAAGTGATTTGCTTTCTGATACGCTTCGAGGTCTGCACGCTGCTGTTCCATTGCTTCTTTCCAATAGTCTGCTTCTTTCTGCGCTTCGGCTTTCATATTGGCACGGCGTTCTTCATTGCTGTCACCGAACCAACGTGCCGGGTTATACCAACCACGGTCAAATTCGCCGTTTTCAGCCTTGTGTGCGACTTCAAGTGCTTCGACATAGGCTTCAACATACTTGTTCAGCAAACCTTGCTGTACCGCTTTCATGCGTAGCATTTCACAGTATGCCGGACCGCGTTCTTCAAGCACACGTTCCCACTGTTCAAGACTGTCATAATAGCCGAGTGCTTCACCATATTTCGAGTTCAGTTCATCGACTTTCTTCTTTTCTTGTTCCTTTGTGCCGTGAAAATTCTTGCACGCTCTGATGTTGTCTTCAAGCGCGATTTTTTCTTTGATGTATGTTTCTGCGGCTTCTTCATTGACTTTCTGCAAGTCCTGTGTGTGCTTTGTTGCTTCGTCTTCAGCCGAAAACAAGTTCACAACCATTGCGACAAGTTCACCAACAAGCACGACAAGTGCGCCTATACCTGTGGATATAAGCGCAATCTTCAGCAACTTTGTCGCTGCTGTCAGTGTCTTTGTTGCGACAGTAGCACCGACCATTGAGCCGGTGTGCGCATTGGTAGATGCTGTTGCAGCCTTTTCAGAAGTCGCTTTCTGCGTCTGTGCGGTCGCGTTGCCTTTTGTGGCACCTGTATTTGCGAGTGTCGCATCAGTGTCGGCGATTTCTGCCGTTTCTGATGCTTCTTTCTGCACGATGTCTTCTTTTGTCTTCTGAATGTTCTCTGCGATTTCTGCATTTTCATCAGAAATGACTGCTGCGGCTTCTTCTGTGTGTTTGCTGAAAAGTTTCTTGACTGCGTTAAGCGTTACAAGTGAAAACGTACTGTCTTTGTTCAAGACTTGCTGAACCTGTTGCAGACCCATAGTGATAGCCATGAGCGACTGCACTTTTAGCATGATTTCGTTCAGTTTTTCATTTTCAGCACCGAACAAGCCGACTGCGCCCTGTGCGACACTGAAAGCACCTGACAGACCAGACAGACCTTGAATGACACCGGCAATCTGATTTTCATCATTCGCGAAGACGTTGCCGGCTTGTGATATGTCACCGCGTATGTCGCGCAAACGACCGAGTTCTTCAATGATTTCGCGATAGCGACCTTTCGTTTGGTCGAGCGTGCGCCCCTCGTCTTGGGCAGTCTTCACCATTAGTGCCGCTTCTGCTTCAAGTTCTCTGATTTGTCTTTTCAGCGACTGTGCTGCGCTGCCGTTCTGCGACTTCGCCTTTGCAGATGCAATCAGCGATTTCGTTTCTTTTTCAAGTGCCTTTTCTTCTTCCTTGGCCGCTGCGATTGCTTGCTTGCGTGTCTTGATAACTTCAAGTATCGCTTTCGACTGCTTGCGTGCTTCCTGTGCTTCGGTGCGTAGATGTTCAACGGGCGAATTTGCAAACTTGTTAGCGGTTTCGACTGCTTCTGTGTACATTCTGTTCAGTTCACCGATTGCAGTCTGATTTTCACGAATTACACCGGCAATCTGCGCGAAAGCCTGTCCGATGCCCTCTTCCATTTCCGACACGCTGCTGATGTTCTGAAGAAAGTCAATCTTTACTTCAGGAATGTTCGTCAGCAAGTCGTTTATCTTCTGACTTTCGTTTGCAATTTCAGAAGATGCTTCAGATGCACTTGAAACCATGTGGTCAAGCGCACCGTCATAGGCTGATGTGTCAATCGCCGCAATATACTGTAAATCGCCGTTTTCGCTCATTGTTAAATCTCTGTTACATCAATTTCGTCTTCAAAGTCTTCAAAATTGTTCGGGTTGTTCGCGTCAAGGCTGTCATCGTACAGCGGTGCATCTGACTTGTCTTCTGCATCGCCAGGCATAGGCACTGCGCGTGAATACAGAAGCGCGTTTGTGAAACTGATTTCGTGAAGTGCGTAGTCAGGTGTCACGCCGAATGTCTTTGCTATGCCGAGAACCGTTGCCCAAATACTGTCATTTAGTCTTTCACCACTTCCGCTTTTGTCGGCTTCAGTATGTTTGCTTCGTTTAGGGAAGTGGTAATTGCGAAAAAAGTCATTATCTCATTATCGCGAAGACGTTTGATAATGACTTCAAAAAGCACAGACGGTCGCACGTTGTCAAGTATCTTCTGTGCGAGTTCTGCTCGTAGGTCAACAGTCTGCTTCACGCGATGCTTGCGCTTGATAAGACCGAAAAGGTGACGCTTCACAACAACGATTTCGCGTTCTTCTGTCTGCTTCTTTGAACCGAGTATCAGAACTGCGGCAAGTTCTGCAAGTTTTGCAAAGTCTTTCGCTTTGAACAATGCCATGAAGATACGCTGTTCGTCTTTTACATCGGATATCTGTGGGAAGTACGACACGATTTCCGATGCAAGAATGAGCGTGCCAATCGTAGGCGGCGCGATGTTGTATGTCACGCCCTCGATTTCAAGCGTGCCGACAGTGCGTTCCAAGATTGTTGCTGCAACGCGACTTTCTATTGTTGTATATTCTGTTGCCATTGCGATAATGTTATCAGTTAGTGCGTCATTCAGAATTGAACTGAAGTCCCGACAGACACGCTTCACCGCTTGCGTGCGCATCGTGCATGACCAACTATGCTGTGACGCAAATGCGAGTTTATCCTACCAACTCGAAAGGGTGTCTTTCCACACGTCAGATGACTTTATGCGCCGGTGTTTGCGTCAGCAACAAACTTCGGGTCAGCCCAGTCTTCTTTCTTCACCTTGAACTTCTTGTAAAGCGTGCCGCTTTCAGTTTCAAGAATGGTGAAAGTGAGGTCAACATACTGACCCTCGTCTTCAGAAGAACCGGGTCTGAACTTCACGCTGCAACGTGCGGCCTTGATGCCGGTTGCGCCGATGTTCTTTGGTGTGACCTTGACTGAAAATTCACCCTGCACGATGTTTGTCTTCACGTCAAGTTCATCGCCGTCAGTAGATTTCACCGCGCCTGTGAAGAAGCCTTCAGTGTCGAAGTCCATTTCTTTGACACGTGTCGTAAGTGTTACGACAGGCTCACCCTCTTCAAGTGCGACAGTCTTGCCACCCGATGCTTTCGCTTCAAGGCTTTCGCCGTCAGCCGTGGCAAGTGTGGTCGATTTGTCGTTGATAGTTCCTACACTATAAAGGTCGGTTGCAATAGCATCGCCCTCAAGTGTCTTGCCAACTTCAACACGACATTCAGACCACGACATGATGATTTTCTTACGTTTTGCCATGATGATAAATGTTTTATGAAATTCGTTGAAATTTTAGCCTTGCAACAATCAGATGCTGTTCAATGTCGGGGTTCATCGTTGAATACGGTGTGCCGTCAGACGTTATCCAATAGTCTGTATCGTCACACGTTTCAATGAAGTCAAGTATCATTTCTTGAAGTACGCCGATGCGGTTCTTGTCTGCCACTTTGCGCCCGTCTGCGAAGTTTATGTCAGGAACGTACAGGTTGAGAATGACCGTGCCGCGCTGTATCTGTTTATCAGTACCGGCGAGAAACTTGACAATCAAGTCTTCGTCAGTAGCATCAGTCGGACGCATTTCACTGCGATAGACGGTGCCGCGAATTTCCGCGCCAAGCCGACTGTTCTTGATGAGCTGATAGAAGTCGCGCTCAATCTGTATTTCTGTCTTCTTCATACGCTTTTAAGCATTTTGCCAAGAAGTTTGTCAATCAATCTTTGTGCTTCAAGTTCTGCGTCAACAAGAACGTGTTTGCCACGCACGTTTTCAACGAAAGCCGCGTACTCCATGCCGGCGCAAAGTATCAGCACCACGCCGTAGGGATATTCTGCTTTCAACTTCGACAGAAGTTCATTTCCTGCTGCAACTCCGGCACTGCCGTCACCACCGACTTTTATCTTCACTTGCTTGCCGTTCTGCGTCACTGTACGATAACCGGGTGACACAGATTTCTGCTCAAATGTTCCACCGCCCTTGACCGTGCCATTTGACAGCACGATGTAACCGATAGAACTGCGAAGATTGCCTGTGATGTCGTTGTAGTCACCTTGTTCACGCGCAATCTTGATGCACGTTTCGCCGATATAGCACATATTCTTGACAAGCAAGTCTATGAGCTTGCCGCGCCCAAGTTCCAACTTGTCGCGCAACTTCTTTACATCGGTGCGTGATACGATTACACCTTTGTATTTGCCGTGAAATTTGAGTGACTGTGCCATGCTTCAGACCATGATTTGAAAACGTCCTTGTGTAACAAGCGGCTCACTGCAAATGACCCGATATTCGCCCAGCGTTTCAGCACCACGCGACAATTTGATGCGCTTGATGATTTCAAAGTTCTGCTTCGCATCAGCTTCAAGAAGAACGATGAAAGATGCCATGCGGAACTCACCGTCTTCATACACACCTTTGCGGTTGTCAGAATTTGTCTTGATGCTGCAAGCAATCGCATCGCTCCACGTTTCAGTGGGCGCGATAGGTTCGCCGTTGTCATCAATGCCACCGGGCGAAAGTACCTGATATTGCAGTGTGCCGTTAGTTCTCATTTACCACAGATTTGTTGCGTCTGATATTGTTCGTTTGTCTTCACTGAGTTCTTCATCAGCATCGAGACCGTAGTATTTGCACCAATAGTTGAGCGACTTTTCAACAGCGTCTTGCATGACTGATGTTGAAACAGACACTTCAGACCTTGATGCTTCGACATAGCCACGGACAAGACGCACGGCACAGCGAAAGATTACAGGGTCTTTCGCTTGTGCTGCTGCGTCAGTGTCAACACCTTCGTTAAACAACGTCAGGCGTAGCACCGCGTTGTCGGGATAGAATGTGTTGGCAATAGCAGTGCAAAGATTGCTCAATGCTTCGATGTTTGTCACGACTTCTTCGTTTTGAGTGTGTAGATGCCGTTGATTTCAGTGATGACAGGGAGCGAAATGCTTTCTGCCTTGGTGAACTCCACGCCGTTTGAGCCTTGTGTTTCACCAACGCCCCACTGCGATACGCGAATACGCCCCTGATTGCTGTATGCGACACCAGGTTCAGGCTTGATTTCGTTGTTCGAGTAGGCAGTCTTGATGACACCGAGTTTTCCGGCAGGAACGAAAACCATGTTTTCTTTCACCCAAGGCTCGTAAACACTTGCCTGTGTGCCGTTCAGAATACGCACCTGTCTGCGGATAGGCTCGAATACGGGGAAGCCGTTAGACTGCATCCATTCGTTCAGGTCGCGTGCGAGCAAGATGCTTGAAGACTTGTCTGAGCCGAAAATCATCTTCTTCATCTGCTTGCTGCGGCAGATGTAGGAAATGATAGACGGCGAACACAGAATTTTTGCGAGTGCAACCTTGTCCTGTGCTGCGTCAAGAATTGCCTGAATGTCTTCAAAGCAATCGACAGTTTCGATGTTTTCAAGCGTCCAGTCTTTGGTGACGGTCGCAATGTTTTCGCCCGGCTGCTTGTAGTCGATTGTGCCACGCACACCACCTTCGGGGTTCGTAGTTTCATCGAAGTTGAAGACACCGCCGTTTGACAGGGCGCGTAAGAAAATCATGTCAAGTTTACCGTGAACGGCACCGACAACGGTCATTACGTCACCCCACATCAGTTTGATGAGCTGCTGCTTCTTCGCTGCGTCAGGGATTGACTTGCTGTCAAGAAGCGCGAGAATTTTACGATACGTCTGAATGGTCATCGGCAGGGTCAGTGCATGATTTACCATGCGCTCACGCATTGTCTGAAGACCGTCAGAACCGATGATTGACTCTTTCGCGTCTTCACCGATAGTCGGGGCGGCAATCGTGATGTTATACTTGCCGATGATTTCCTCGAAGTCGAGACTGATTGTAGGCAAGTCCCAATCAAGGAAGCGGTCATAAAGCACTGTGTCGAAAAGACGCTTGTGTGCTTCTGAAGCCGCGTCAAAGCGAATTTGCACGTTCTGTGTCAGTTCGCCATAGATAGAGCTGAAAAGTACCTGGTCCATTGTTTTAATGCTTTACTGTTTGATGAAAATGATGTTTGGGTTGTTCTTCAGTGCAACGCCCTGAAGCCATTCGGGAAGAATGGGGAACAGAAGCGATGGGAACAATACGACAGCTTCAAACGCTGCGTCAAGTGTCGGAAGACCCTTGCCGTCAAACTGCTTGTCTGCGCCGACAACCATGTTCGGAACACAAGCCGCTTCGACTTTTGCGTTTTCGCCCTCGCCGACAGTCTTGCCCTCGATAAGCACGTCATCTTTCTTGATGCCGGTGATACCTTTGGAAAGTGTCAGAACGTCATACGCGCTGTTCGTGCGGTCAACATCGTTGACAGTGACAAGTTCGGGTGCTGCGTCACCGTGCTTGAACACGCTGTCACCCTTTGTGAAGTAGTGACCTTTAGGCACGCGCACTTTCGTAGTCGAGCCGCCGTCAAGCACAGATGCAACCTTTGCAACGGTCGCGCTCATGTCATCGAAGTTGACAAAGACAGGGGTCGCACGGCGAACAACAGTGCCGACAGCAAACTCCTGTGTTGGTTTGAAACCGCCCGGCAGCATCTTACATTCGCCACGCCAAATTTCGGGGAAGCGTCCACCGAAAGACTGCTTTTCAAATGTGATAGCCATTTCTGTGATTTGTTGTTTTGTGAAACTTCAGGTCTGTCTGTTAGTCGGGAAGACCGTCAGCCCACGTCTTCGCGTCTTCTTTCGCTTGCGTGAGGTCAACCTTACCGGCTTCATGCGCCTGACCCTTGGGCATGAGAGAATTGTTGACAAGTTCTTGCTTGAAGTTCGTCAGTTCTGCGTCAATATCGGCATCGTCTGCGATGTGAAGACGCTTCACCATAAATTCCGGAATACCGAGCTTCTTTGCCTTGTCGGCGATAGTTGTTGCGCGTTCGGTTGCAGCCTTTTCGGCTTTCAGCGTGCTGTTCTCCTGTTCGAGAGCCGCGATGCGTGCATCATTGCTCTGCTGATACTGCTTGAACCAAGCGGGCGCATCAGTGTCGCTTTCGTCCTCTCCGTCACCCTCGTCTTCAGATTGTTTCTTGGTAGATGACTTGCGCGTCTTTCTTGTGATTTCCCCCTGCATCGCCTTTGCATAGGGAACAAGCAAATCCGCTTTGGCGGCAATTTCTTCGTCAGTTGACTCGTCTGTTAGTTCTGAAGAACCGAGTTCTGTCAGTTCTTCAAGTGCTTTCTTCGTAAGACCGAAAGACTTGCACTTCGTCTTTAAGACTTCAAAAAGTTTCGTGTTCATTGCAATGAATTATGTTTTGAAAATGATAGTCCTACTGCAAAGGTAGCACTTATTTCGGAAATAGTGGCTATCAGACACCAAAAATATGAAAATTTTTATTATGGTGTAAATCACTATACTACAGACGTTACCACATCACAGAAGCGTTCAGACGGAATTTTTCTGCCATTTTTTTGCTGAAAAAGTTGCCTATTCGGGAAATTGGCTATATCTTTGCATCGTAAATCAGATGTTTAACAAACACCAACAAGAAAAAATACAACGCAATAAAGACAAGAACATTCAAACAGATAATCGGCCACCTGATTGAAAAAGGTGTTGACAGTATCAAAATCACAAGAAGCACAGCGTTCTGCGGTTGCATCAAGCCGAACGACATCATCTCGATTGAAGTCATCAAGAACGGCAACATTTACATCGCGTCTGCTGCACACGTCTTCGACAATCCGACCATAGACGTTGACCGCATCATCAGAAATGAAGACGGTCGCTGCATCAATCGCTTCACAATCGGTCAATTTCAATACGCAATCTAAATATCAACCACGGGGCGGTCATCGCGCTGCCCCACAAATACATCAACGCAATGAAACCTGAATACATCGCTGAAGCAATCAGCATCATCAGCAAAAGCAACTCAATCAAAGTGTCGTTCAACGTGCCTGTCAAAGACAACTATTCGCACACATACGCGATACTTATTCACGAGAGCAACGCATCAGTCATCAACCAACTTGTCAATGCCGGTTTTTCGCTTTCAATGTGCGAGAAAGGTCTGTCAGTAGATAAGTTCTAAATCATCATCAATCATGTTCACAGAAGACATTTCAGAACTGCTTTCAAGCATCGGTTTCGAGTTCATCAACCGCTATGGTATCATCGAATACCTCAACTACTTCAAGCGCGTAGTCAATAAAAAACTCGCGACAAATGCACTGACAGAAACCGCTGCAAGCGTAGCAATCAAGCGTGCTGAAGCAATCGCAACCTGTCACTTCAACAACAACTAAAGTATAACCCGGAAGACTGACTGCAAAACGTCAGTCAGTCTTCCACAAAATATCAACGCAATGATTACAGAAACAACAATCGACAACAAACTTTTCGACTTCGACAAGGCAAAAGTTCAGACTTTGACGCTCGACCAACTTGAGCGCACCCACAAAGAAAATGATGTGTACGGCAACCCTCTTCGCGGCATCTATCACTTTCAACTGCTTCAGACACTCATCAACGAGTGCAACAACATCGGCTACAATGTAGAAGTTTACGACTTGTTCGCTGCACAGAACAAAGACCGCAACACGCCCGGTGTCGTGCTGTTGCCGCAAGTAGAAGCACAGTACGGACAGCGTGCTGTTGAAGCGCACATACTGCGCCGCGTCTTCGCTAACATTCGCATCACAGACTTCGATGATGACGAGAAAACGACCAATCTTGCAGTCGCTTTTCATCAGAAAGGCATACAGGTCGGCTTCGGAAACATGGTCAAGATATGTCACAATCAGACCATGTTGTGCGCTGACAAGTACATCGCGACATACAGCGAGCGCGGAAACGGACGCGGTGAAACAGTCACCATTCCGCAAGTCATAGACGTTGTGAAGTCCTGGCTTGTAGATGCACGTCACATCATCGTCACCGAGCGCGAAAAGATTGAGCGCATGAAGTCAATAGAAGTCGGCGTGCAACAGATGCTTTTCATCATCGGTATGCTGACCGCTATTCGCGTGAAGTGCGACACGACACACAGTTCAATCAAAGAAAATCGTGTGTACCCACTCAATCAGGCACAGATTACACGCTTCACTGAAAGTCTGCTACTAAAGTCACAGGAAGCCGGTGGCAGCATCAGCGCATGGGACTTGTACAACAGTGCAACAGACCTGTACAAAGCCGACAGCATGGATATTCCGGCACTGCTTCCACAGAACCGCGCAATGGTGCGCTTCCTTGACGAACAATTCGGTCTGAATATATAAATCATCATCGCACGCCTGTCAACGCGGCAGGCGTGCTTAAAACGACACTACAATGAAAGAAAATTTTATCATAAAGACAGACGGTTCAAAGCACGTCATCACACCCAAGAACGGCAAGAAGTTTGAACTTGAAGAACTGCAAGAATATGTCGGCGGTTACATCGAGGTCATCAGACTTAACAACAAGCACAATCAGTGCATGATTGTCAACGAAAACGGCAAACTGTACAACTTGGAACACAACGCTGAAGCGTCTATCATCGCGCACAGCGAGAAAGCAATCTTTGACAGCGACTTCATCGTTGGCGATGCTGTCATCATCAATTACGAACAATTAGACTGACACGAATATGAAGAAAGCAATCATACTGAAGACCGGTGAGGTAATTTCACTATACGACCGAAAGTTTGAAGTCGTTGACTTCGGACACATCTATGTTGCCATTGATGCTGCAAACAACGTCTTTGACGAAAAAGAACTGCACATCATCGAAGACACACAGGCGTTCATCGAAGAAAATCTGCCTGACTACAACACGAACACCAACGTCACGCTGTCAGATGACATTCAGTGCTGTCTTGACTGTGAAGCACCTGACTACAAAATCGAAAACGTCATCAGTCAGTGCGGACAGCACGTTGAAGATTGGGAAAGCGCACAGATACGCATCGACCGCGAACTGCTTGAAGAAGCTGCACGCAATTTCGTATCACAGCAAGCAAAGGCGTGACGTTCCTCGCGATTTGACGTGTTGAGTTGATAAATTACTCATTTATTGACGGTAAACGCGCCAAATCGCGGGAAATTCCGTAACTTTGCAAATGAAAATTCAACGCAATATGGCTACACAGAAAATCGTTCATCTACACATGAAGATACCGATTGCCGGAAACACAGATTTATACTTCGGGAGCATCAAAGCAATCTTCGACAGCGTTTCAGAAGAAGACGTTGGCATCAAGTATAAATCGTTGACAAATGCGCTGCGCGGTCGCGACTTCTATGAAAACAAGCACTGCACCGTGCGCGTCAGTTCACTGATTACAAAACAACAGACTAAAAACAGAACTTTATGATTGGCGCAATTATCGGTGATATTGTCGGTTCTCGCTTCGAGTTCAACAACACCAACAGAAAAGATTTCAAGTTATTCACCAAAGACTGTGACTTCACAGATGACACAATCTGCACCGTTGCTGTTGCAGATGCTATTCTTCGCGATGTGTCGTTCAAAGACAGTCTGCTTCATTGGTGTACAAAGTACCCTAACCCAATGGGCGCATACGGCGGTTCATTCAGCGCGTGGCTTCGTTCTCCGATACATGAACCATACAACAGTTTCGGCAACGGTTCTGCGATGCGCGTGTCACCCTGTGCGTTTGCTGCACATTCTGATGATGAAGCGATACGTCTTGCGTATGACAGTGCTGCTTGCACACACAATCACGCTGAAGGTGTCATCGGTGCTGTTGCGACTGTTCGCGTCATTCGAGAAATTCAGCATTGTGCCATGTGTCATAATGAAGTAATGGCAAAGAACCATGCTGCAAGCATCATCGCGACATATTACGGCGAAGATTGGTACAATCATCTTCCTGTACGCGGTTTCTTTGATGTGACGTGTCAAGGCTGTGTTCCTCTTGCTGTTTCTATCATCATGGAAAGCAATAGTTTTGAAGACGCGATACGCAACGCGGTCGCATACGGCGGTGACAGCGACACACTTGCTGCGATTGTAGGTTCAATGGCTGAAGCGTTGTGGGGAGTTCCTGAAGAACTGAAAGCACAGGCGTTCACATACTTGCCTGATGAAATGAAACAAGTCATAAATCAGTTTTATTCAACAATGATTTAGTCTGCAAATAAAAAGCAACTCAAATTCAACACGTTACAGAAAACTGTGATTTACATTGAAAATAAAAAACATCATGCCAAATTTAGAAAACATAAAAGTTGGTGATACAGTTATCTTTTCATCAGGTGGCTGGTATAACACCACAACCATTGCAAAAGTTACGAAAGTGACACCGAAACAATTTGAAGTCGGTTCATATCGCTTTCGCAAAAACGATGGTGCGATGATTGGTGACACATATAGAAGTTGCCGTCTTGCGACCGATGAAGATATTGCAGCAAAGAAATGAGAAGAACGACATATTTCTTTGCGCAATCAGATTTTAGACTTCTTCAAGTATTATGATAAAGTCAATTCGTTGACGATAGAACAAATGGAACAGATTATAAACATTATCAAGTAATATGAAAAAAGAAGATTTGCTGAAGTTCTGCCAGTACTATCACGGTGAAAATGCTTGCAAAAGCACAGACAAAGATGTTCTGATGCTGTTCAACATTGAACGTATGTGGATTGACAGAATGACTTCTGAAGAAAGCGACTTTGAAGAACTACTCGATGAATATGTCACGTTTGGTCTAACAGAGTTTTGCGAAACAGACGATGTACCTGTGACGTTGAAAGCACTGCTGTTCAATCGTTTTTCACAGTATAACGACCGCATTGATGTTGATGCGTTCAAAACATGGTACAAGAAGTATTACGACTGACAAACTGATTGCACAAGCAATTCATTCACAAAGAAAGCCGCATCGTTTATCGCGATACAGCTTTCTTTTTTTACTTGAATTTGCAGTAAAAACCGCCTGAACCAAGTTCAAAACTTTCAATCGGACGAGGATATTGCGACAGAACTTCACAGTCGATATACCACTGACCTGATTTATATTCTGCTTTCGTAATACGCAACTTCGTTCCGCGTTGCAGAATAATTTCATTTTCTTGTGTTGATGTTGGCTTCGATGAACCATTCCAAGACTTGCCAGGCTTATACGTTCCGTCATCGTGATAAACACCAAATTCAGAAAAAGGTTCTGCGTATATCAGCCGCGTCTGCTTCGGACAGTATATGTTCAGAATGACAGGTTTTTTACCGAAATACGTACTTTTATTGTTTCCACAAGACATAAAACTTTCATCTACACCAATACGTCCGACAAGTGCTGACGGTTTACTTTCGTAAGCGGATAAGTCAGGGATGCCCCAACGATATTCGGCGCACCATGCACCTTCATCGCGCTTTATCCAAATGTCGTGCGTGCAATAGCATCGTGATATGATATTTGTCATTTCTTCAACATCTCTTTCACTTTCGTCTTTTCGTGATGTATAGTAATGATAGTAACCTTTGATTGCGCGAAGTGGCTCTGTTATATAAGAACTTCCGGCTGTATATTGATGCAATGCTTTCTTTTCTGCTGCTGAAGCTGCGAGCCACTGTTCTTTAGTGTTTGTTTCTTCAAAGTAGAAGTCATTCGCATCAGTATCGTTCTTGAACCATTTAGCTGCATCTTTACGCTTTTGTGTGCGTGTGTCATCATCGAAGTCTATCTGATTGAGGTTTGTTGCACCCTTGCCTTTCTTTGCATCGCGGCGAGCCTGTGCTGCTTCAAGTGCTGCCTTTTTCTTCTCAGCTTCACTGACATACATTTCTGCATCAAGCAAGTTATCACCTGTCAGATTTGTTTCAGCTTGTGCGATAAGTGCTGCAAGCGTGGTCGCTTTCGTGTGTGCCGAAAGATAAGTCTTCAGTATGCAGAGTTTCGCTGTCAACTCATTTACTTTCTGCTGATGCTTAACCTTTGCCAATTCTTGCATATATGCCGACTGCGAAACTTTCCAAGTCGGATAAATGCTGTGCGGTTTCATATATGTCGGGTCGCATACATACTTGATTTCATTTTCAAGTTTCTTGATTTGCTTATCAAGTGGCAATGATGCAATCTGTGCAAGTTTTGTCTGCACTGCATCGTGCGTTGCTTGAATTTCAGCAAGCGTGAATTGGTCTGACCACTGCTGCGCGTTCGGTATGACTGAAGACATCGACTGAAGCTGCTTCTTGATAGCGGCAATCTGCTGTGCAAGTGCGCGTGTCTGTGCGTTAATTACAGACAGGTTGCCGGTCTTCAGTGCTTCGTTCAGCGAAGTGACTGCATCAGTATCGACACTGAAGTCTTTGTACTTCGATGTGACACCGATGACATTGTGTGCCGTCTGTTTGATTTGCTGTTGCTTCTTCGCCATGACTTGTGCAAGCGCACGTGTTTCGGCATTGATGATTGCCGTGTCACCTGACTGCATCGCTGCTTCGAGTGCAACAGTATCAAGACCGAAGTCTTCAAATCGCGTGGTCGCTGTTTTAAGCACGTTCTGCGCTGTCTTATTGATACGCTCAATGCGAAGACGTTCCGCTTCCGCTTTACGCTTTTCTTCAGCGATGCGTTCTTGACGTTCCTGCCACTTCAGACGTATCGCTTCTTCTTGTTCAGGCGTGCGGTTCGCGTGACGCTGTTCCGCGATTTCAAGCGGTGTCAACTGCTTCTTCGGGTTCAGAATATCTTGCACTGCGTTGAAGTTGTTGCGCACAAAGTAGGGGTCTGTACCATAGTCGTGTGAAGCAAGTATCTTTTCTTCGTTGTCGCGCACCCACTCTTTGAAGTTATCCGGGTACTGCGTGATGCGCTGACCGCGTGGCTTGTATTCTTTGCCCTCAAGCATCGCTTCATTCATCTTCAGTATTTCGTCTTCGTCCATAAGAATGGGCGTAACCATACAGAAGCATTGAGGATGCCAACCGTCAAAGACAAAATCGGGTGGATAGTCACCGGCTAACTTGTCACAGATGTCTTTCTTCGGGTGATTGTGCGAAAGTGACACACGCTGACCGAGAACAAAGTCCATTTGTTGCCAACGCTCATGGTCTGCACGTCTGTACGCGATATTCGTTTCAGTGCGTGCGACACGCATAGCGTTCTGCGCTGATGACTTGTAATAACCGGGACCCGTCCATTCGTCCTGATACGCTGCTTTGTCGTAGTCGATGAAATGCACTTTGCCGTCTTCACCGATAACGCGCTTCTTCCACTTGCGCTTCCATTCGCCGGTTTCAGGGTCTTTGTATCTGAAGCGGCGAAACATCAGGTCGGGGTCGTTCAGATACTTTCGCACACTGCGCGACATTGAAGCTGCTGAAGTACCGTCACCGACAGCGACAGTGATAGCGACTTCCATTTCATCGCGCAACTGCTGGCACGACTTCCACACGCGCTGTGATAGGTTCAGACCCTTTTCACTGCGTGCGATGAAAGCCGCCATTGCTGCTTCATTGCGCTGCGTCCACGCTGTAAATTCGGGCGTGTTCAGCGCACGTTTGCCAAAGCATGATTGAACAAGTTTGTCACATTCAGCGTTTGCAGCCGCCCATTCAAGTTTGATGCCTGACTGTATAGCCATAGTCGCAACGCTGTGAAGTTGTCGAAGAAGACGCTCGACTTCGCGCTGCTTCTTCATGCTTTCAGCATCGAATGAGAACATTTCACCCTCGTCAAGTTCCGGCATCGTCTTGTTCAAAGCAAGTATTTCGTTCACGGTGGCCGCGAACAACGTGCGCACACGCTCTGCATACGCTTCAGTGCGCTTGATGCGTACAAGCACACCTTTTCTTGGGTCGTTGTCACTTTTCTTTGCCATAGGGTAGAATTATGAATTGTTCGTCTTCGTCATCGTCTTCTGCATCATCATCGTCACAGTCTTCGACAGGTGCTTCAGATGCGTATGCTGTGAAGCCGCACGGTCTGACTTTCTTTTCTTCAGTACCGACATAGACACTGCGAAAGACAGGTACACCGAAAACGGTGATTGTTGTCACTTCACCGCGCTTCGTTTCTTTGGTATGTTTGCAGATGACAGGCTTCATCATTTGTCAGACTTCGTTTTCTTCTTGTCATCTTTCTTTTCATCGCCGTCACCGTCTTCATCATCTTCTTCGTCCTCGTTGCCGTCTGTGAACGACTGCGCACCGGCACCGGCTGCATCGCCGAAGATTGAAAGTTGCTGCTGTTGGCGTTCTTCCTGTTCTGCTTTCAGACGTTCCATTTCGCGTGTTACGTCTTTGACAAGCGGGTTCATTTCGACTGCGCTTTCAGTTGACAGAATACCGGCATCGAGAGCCTGTGCGATGTCTTTCAGGTCATCAGATACGTCTTCGCCGAACGGTTCTTGAAATTCGTGACCGATGCTTGCTGCTTCACATTGCGCGTTCAGTGACACGTCAAGCACGTTGCCGATGATTGCCAGGACAAGCGATGCCGTGCGGTCAAGAAGTTCATCGTGCTTTTCTTTTCGCTTCGCTGCCTTAATGTCTGCAAGCATCATCACCGTGCGAAGTGCTTTTGCAGACAGCGTTGACAGCGACTTCAGCGTGTCAAGCGTGATGTGCGGCGTGAACGAGTTTGTCAGTATCTGATTTTGCAGCCATTCGATTTCGTCTTTCTTCGACTCCGGCGCACTGTCCCATGTGACATAGTGCATCGCTTCTGTTGTCTTCTGACCTGACTTCACATAAAGCGATTTTCCGACTGCATCTTTCTCCGGCAAGTTCTTGATAGCGTCTGCATCGAAGACTGCAACCGGGTCTGCGAAGTAGTCGTTTGTGTCTGCTGTGCGTGATGCGATGTGTTCTTCACGCTCGATGAGTGCTTCAACGCCGTGCCATTCTTTTTCTTGCTGAAACAGAATGACAGGTATCTTGCCGATTAGGTTCTGTTCTTCTTGAACGTCCCAACCGAGCGAGCCATGCGTGCAACGATAGATGATTTCGGGCGTGAAGATGTCGAAGTGTTCAACGACTTTGTTATCTTTCTCCTTGACACGATAGCCCCAAGCGACACTGATAAGGTTTTCGTATTGGTCGAAACGTGTGTAAATGTCATCGCCCTTACTTTTGGCAAGAACACGTATCTGTACATCAGGTTCGCCGGTCTTGTCATCCTTGAAGACACGGAACAACATCGCGCTTTCAGTTTCGCACCCGGCAATTCGCTTGCACTCGCGTATCTTGCTATCAAAGCGAGTGCGCTTCAGTACGTCTTGGAACTTGTCGAAGACTGCATCTGTGCCGTCTGACAGTTGCGACCACTTCACAGGTCTGCCATACAGGAAGACAAGCGCGATTTCGTTGATATACTGCTGATAGGGAATGGGGAGTTTCGCAACCTTGACTTTCTTGCGCATATTGCCTTTCTTGTCGGTCAAGATTTTGTCTTCGCGTAGCATGACACTATGCGTCTGCGTGTTGTACTCTTTCAGTGCCGCGATTGCTGATGCACCGTTCGTTGTCATCTGACTGCGCACCGCGTCAATGTCACGCGCTGCAAGAAGCTCGTCAAATTCTTGCTTTCTGCCAAGAATTGAGTTCATCGAATTTCGTAAGATGTCGAAGAATGTCATTGTGATTTGATTTTGATGTTAAACTAAATTGATGTTGTCATAATCAATGTCATCATCGTCTTCGTAAAGGTCGTTGATTGCATAGCCGAGTATATCGACAAATTCATCATGCGATGCTGCCGGAAAGGCGCACACTTGGTCAAGAAAGTCTTCATTCCAAGACCCCTCAACGATGAAGACACGTCCACACTCAATGCGCGGTGATACAACACGCAATCTGACTTCCTTGTCATCAACAGGCACAGGCGTTTCAGTGACGTTCAGCGTAGATACTTCGCGGAGCATCTGCACGACACTGATGCCGTTTGCTTTCGGTTCGATGTGCAAGACAGACTCTTTGTTGCCACAATGAGCGGCGATGTATTCGGGTAAAAAGCGCAAAAGGTCTGGCATTTCTTTCCACACGCTTTGCGCGTCATACAAATATATGCTTTGATTGATGCGACACGCTGCAAGGACACCTGACGGGTCGTTGTCGCGTCCCTGCTTCTTCTTGTTGTACGCCGTATCAAGATAGAAGTGCATCGGTTCACGGAAGCGAAGTGCGGTAAATTCTGCAAGACTGATTTTGCGAAACCAATCACGCTTCACGATGTTACCTCCCTCAATGGTCGGTCGCTGCTGATACAGCGCACTAAATTCACGCGGCGCACGCTTCTTCTGCTTCTGAAGTTTCTGAAGCGAATGTTTGTCAGGCCACAGTGCGTCACCGATATGTCGGGGACTGTTCAACGCGCCGTCATGTTCCTGTTCACAGATAGCCGGAATGACAACGACAGTCCATTCATCGGGTTCTGCTTTCAGCAATCGCCCTGCAAGGTCATCTTCATGCCAGCGCGTCATAATGAACAACTGCTTGCTGTCATTGTGAAGACGTGTTGAAAGAACCGTGTTGTACCAATTCCACACACGTTCACGATATGTCGCGCTGTATGCTTCAGTAGCATCTTTCACCGGGTCATCAATGATTGCGATGTCAACCGGCGTACCTGTCAGACCACCGCCGACACCAACTGCTTTATAGAAACCGCGATGTCCTACTGTTTCAAAGTAGTCAACATTGCGAAGATAGCCGCGTGTCGTAGCGTCATTGTTTCGTTCTGTGATGCTTCCTGACAGATACGTTTCGGGGAAGATTGCCTGATATTCTTCGCTGTCAATCGTGCGCTGTATGGCACGCGAGAACTGCTGTGCAAGGTCTGCACTGTACGATGAACCGACAATCTTCAAGTCAGGGTCACGCCCCAATGCCCACGCCGGAAAGTTGCGCGATATGATTTCTGACTTGCCGTGCTGCGGTGGCATGAATAGCATCAACTTCTTGATTTTGCCCTCATACAACTGCTGACAGTAGTCTGCGATGACCTTGTGAAACCACTCTGCCTGATACTTCGGGTTCGCGTAAGCAAGAAACGATGACAGTTGCTTCGGAGCGTTCAGCCGTAGCTTCGTGCGCCGAAGTTTCATTATTCGCCGTTTCTTTTCTTGCGCTGTCAATGCCATATCGTGATGTCAGTGAAGTTTATTCTTTATCCAACTTTTCAAGCCGTCTGATTTCTGCATCAATTTCTTCTTCGCTCATGTGTTCGTCCGCACTATGCTTCGACACTGCGATGTTTTCTTTCAGACCGAGGTCACGCGCTATGATGTTCGCGTTGTACAGACCAACGACCGCGCCGTCAAACTTCGTGTCATAACAGTATTGCGTGATGCGTTCAATTACTGCTTCATAGTCTGCACCGCGTTTGCCGTGGGGTAGCGAATACCACCACTGATGCGTCATGCCAAGCCACCGGGTCACAAAGTCAAGTATCTTGGGCGGTCGCGCATACTTCTGTGACCTGCGCTGCTGTCTGCGCTCGTCATTACTTGTCATGTACCGATAGTTCGTTTCGACTTCAATTTGATTTTCTTCGAGGTCTGCGATGTACTTCTTGAACTCTTCAGCAAGGTCTTCGGGCGAATAACGCGCTTTGCGACCGCGTAGATTTTCAAAAAGCCGCTTCGTGTCAGGATAAAACTTTGACATATTTTGTTACTTTTTAGATGTTGCGACTTCTGTCTGACCGATATACTCAAAAGACACGGTCAGTCGATTTCGTGAAAATGACCCTTTCAACTTTGCTGTGCGCACGCCGCCGGAAACACGACCGATGCGCGTTGTCTTCCACTTCGGGTTATTAGCGCGTGAATGTATCATTGCAGGGTTCGATGTCGTGCTGATGAATGTCTTGCCCTCGTCACGGAATAGTTCTGCGATTGCGTCACTGAAGACGGTGCCGATACCAACGCCCTGAAAGTCGGGAAAAACGACTGTGCGATGTTCTTTCCATGTGTTCTTCTTTATCGGGTGTGGGAATGGCAGTGCTGCACAGAAAGCGCACAAGTCACCGTTGCAAGTTGCGATGAAGACACGCGCTGCATGATTGAAGTTATAACTCAGATAGTGATGCTTCTTAAAGACGTTCCAAAAGTATTCTTTTCGTTTGGTCTCGAAAATTTCGATGCACAGTCCTGGTCGATTTTTTTTTTGCGCTTCAGCGTCAAGCAACTGAAACGTCATGTCATCTGTGTTGAATACCCAGTCAGGCATCAGCCAGTCCTGTACGTCATAGTGACACGTCACTGCGATGAACTTCTTATCTTGCCGTCTGATTGCTTTCTGAATGGCAAGCGAGGAAACACGCGCCACGTTGCGGTCAACGACAGAAGTAAATTCATCGAAGACAAACATATCGCGCTTTTCAAGAATAGCGCGTGCGATGTCACAGCGCATCTTCTCACCGTTAGACAGAACTGCATACGGTTTCAGCCAACTTGGAGGACTACTGAAGCCGACAGCGGTCAGCGTTGCAGCGATTTCTTTGACGGTCGCACCCTTTGGCATATCGTCAATAATGTTGTCGTGCGTCCAATCGAAGCCGTTGATGATGTCTGCATCAAACAATTCGTGCGCAATAGTAGTCTTACCGCTACCACTGCGCCCGACAATCAGACCGATGTTCCACTTGTCAGGCAATTCGATGTTGCCTGTGAAGTGTTCTGTGACGTGCTGCTGTTGTAGGTCGTAAGTTCCGATGATAGACTGCACGCGAAAACTATCAGTCGGCTGTGATGTTCTTACAATGTCAAAACTCGGCATGAATAACCTTGGTCTTTTAGTGCGTTATACAGTTCTTCTTGTTCTGCTTCATCTGCACAGTCGATTTCTATCTTGTACGACTGACCGATTTGTGCTGACAAGTCTTTCTTTTCGCCTTTGGTCGGAACGTCAAGCCCCCAATCGTCAAGCATATCGTCCGGCCACTCGTTGGCAAGCAAGTCCCAATTCCAATCACCGAAACCGTTGTTGTCGATGATTGTGTATGCCTGAAGACGCTCGACAGGCGTGTCAACAGGAATGATGACCGCCGGTGCTTCTGTGTGCCCAAGTTCTTGCATCGCCTTGTAACGCATATTGCCGCCGATGATGATGTACTTGCCTTTGCCGATAGGATAGACAAGCAAGCTGCGCCATGCGAGCATTTCGGGGTATTCTTCGATGTTCTTCTTCAGTTTCTCAAACTTCGCTTTCTTGATTGAACGTGGGTTCTGTGGCAGTCCGTCAAGTTGCCCCGTGTTCGGTTCAATCTGCGACAACGGAAGCATTATCAGTTCTTTGTTGAAGTCTTCTTTGCTCATTGCGTTCTGCTTTTGATGATGATATTTTTTAATGACTGCAAAAAATTGATGCCGCCAAAGCGTAATGTTCTGACAGAACACGTCTTTTGCATACTGCAAAGATAATAAAAAAGTAGTGTTTGTTAGACACTACTTTGAGGAAAAATAAAAAACTGACAGAATTTTCACGCTTTTCGGGTCTGAAAGACGTATTTCTTTACAAGTTCGATGAAGTCTTCAACGCTTCGCACGATTGCATACTGATAGCCTTGCGCTTCGACTGCTTGCTGAAAACACTTCTGACTTGACTGTTGTCTGCCTTTTTCTGTCTTGAACTCGATGCACAGACCATGATACTCGCTGTTTGGATAGAGGAACAGCACATCAGCGACACCGGCTGTGACACCTTCTGCTTTCATTATCTTTGCTTCGATGCGTCTGCGTGAGCCACCATTCGGCACTGCAAACATCAGCAATGCAAGGTCAGGGAACTGAAGCCTGAACCAAGTGAAGCACGCCTGTTGTATCTTACTTTCGATGTGTACCATTGTCACGGTGATTTAGAACGGCAAATCGTCATCTTTCGAGTTTTGCGCCTGTGGTGCTTGATAGCCACTTGCGTTGTATTGACCCGAAGACACGCTGTTGTTCGGTTGCACGTCAGATGTGTTTGTTTTTTTATCAAGAAGTTGGAAGTTGTCACCGATTATTTCTGTGACATAACGCTTGATGCCGTCTTTGTCTTCATAACTTCTTGTGCGCATCTTTCCTTGAACGAAAAGCGATGAACCGCGATGTACATAGCGACCGATGACTTCAGCCGGTTTGCCGAAGAAGACGATGTTGTGCCATTCGGTGCGGTCTTCGACCTGGGTGCCGTCTTGTCGCTGATAGCCGCGTTCAGTTGTCGCGATTGCGAAACTTGCCATTGCAGTATTGCTTTGCGTCTGAATGATGCGCGGTTCATCGCCGACAAAGCCGATGACTGTTGCTTGATTGAATGTTGCCATATTAACTGCTGTTATTTGATATATCGTTGTATATATTATCTTTGTTATTATATTATATATTAACTTGATGTTATCGCGTGCGTATGTATGCGCGTGCGTGTGAGAGAAACAGACGATGTTCATACGTTGTTCATCAGCGTTGCAGAACCTTGTGCGTATCGCAACGGCGTGAAGTGTACGATGACACCGTTGAAAGTCGCGTCTTGCTTGTTGCGCTGCTTCCAAAAGAACCAATCTTTGAAGTCATCGACAGTCGTGCCGTCATTCTTGGCAAGTCGCTCGATTTCGTCTGCCGACAGATGTCTGTCTTCGACACATACTGAAAGACTGTCATCTTCTGCTGAATACTTCATTGTGATGTGTTCAACGCCGATTTCTTCGTCTATGTTATAGACTTCGCGCTGTTTTGAACGGCGCGGCACACCTGACCATTGACGCACAGAAAGAACGTATTTGCCGGAACGTATCTTTTCGGCGTTCACCGCCCACAGGTCATAATTGTTGCGTATCGTGTGAAGTTTCTCGCCATTGACGAGCTTCGTTGCGAAGTGCGTAGGCTCTCCGTGCCTCTTATGCACTTTCGGGTATGCTTTCGATACCACGATGTTGATTTTTCTTTTCATAAGAACGTCATATTTTCGATTTACCGATGTTTTACTTGTTGGGATAGTCAAACATACTTGGCTGCTTCTGAATTGCGTCAGGCAGCGCGACAATCGCTTCCACGCGCTTTATTTCTTCGTCCACCTTGCTTTCAAGTATCTTGCTTTGCTGCAAGTCTGATTTTCGCCGGTGCTTGAAGTATTCGGTCTGATAGGCTCGCATACGTCTGACAAGTTCAAAGAATTGTCTTGCGTCCATAGTAACTACAAACCTGATGAACCATAACCTCCGATGCCACGTTCACTGTCTGAAAGGTCTTCGACTTCTTCAAACTCGATTTCAGGTATCGGCATGATGATTAGTTGTGCGATGCGTTCTCCAATGCCGTAGATATTGCCGTCATGCGGACGTTCAACAATGCGCCCACAGTCTTCGTAATAATTGAAGAAGTTTGACGGCTTGAACTTCGCCATGATTTCACCGCGATAACCGCTGTCAATAACACCTACACAGTTCGACAGAACGATGTCTTTCTTCGCGATAGAAGAACGAGGGAAGACAAGACCGACATATCCGTCAGGAATTTCGACTGCGATGCCGGTGCCGTAAACCATTGCACCGTTTTCGTCAATCGTGCATGATGTCGCTGTCAGGTCGAAACCTGCATCTGATGCGTGAGCCTTTACAGGCAGCACAGCATTTTCAGTAAGTCTTTTGATTTTGATTTTCATTGTCTTTTATTCGTTTATTGTTTTCAAGTCTTTCAGTTGTGTTTCATTATCACCCATGTTGCGAAGTATCGTCAAGAACTCTTCGCGAGTGTTGTTGATTGGCAAGAAACGTCTTATAACTTCCGAAAACGGTCGTATATAATAATCAATCGTCACTCTTGCTTCTTTTTCTGCGGCTTCACGTTTTAGCCCGTATATATTCATCTGAACTTCAGTGATGTATTCTTCTTCGGTCATGTTGTAGTGCGTAACAGTGTCAACTATTGTGCTGAAACGACACAGTAAACCGTTCGGCTGTCTTGCTATAAATGCTCCCATATTGATGTTGTTTGTGACCGATGTGAAGCCACTGTTTGCAGACAATAGCCGCACACCGGTCTGTTGTTGTTATTCTTCTGTCAGTTTTGCTTTGAACACGTCCATGATAGGCGTTTCCGTGATGCTGATAATCTCGAAGTCAGCAATCGTGCCTTTCATGCCCTGCATGAAGTTGTCGTATGCGTTCTTGAAGTTGCTTGCCTGAACCATGAAGACAGTGTTGCTTCGCTTCTCCGCACCGGTCTTTTCGTCAATCGTGATGAAAGCCGACTTGACCTGATACCAACGGTCACCGCTTTCGTCCCAAAAGATTTCAGACACTTTCGACTTCTTGACAGCAGACACGGTGAACTCGCCGCTGATGAACGGCGTTACTTCTTCGATGATGCGTGCTTCTGCTTCTGTGAATGAAAGCGCATCTACAAGATACGGTTCTGTCACTTTCTTGATTGCTCCGTTCTCCATTGTCTTATCGAAGCGTACTGATGTTTTAATCCATTGTGCCATAATAATTAAGTTTTAGACGTTATTGATTTCTGTTATTTCGTGAATTTTACGAATTTTCGGTTCGTGAAGATATTCGAGCATTCTCACTTCTGCTTCTATGAGTGTCGCACCGTTAGTTTGTTGAAATTGCTGTCATACATTTACTATTCTGATGTAACTTCTTTCCAATTTACAAATCTCTTAAAGTGGTCGCCCATATTGACAAATACTTCCTTTCCATTACCAAAACACGGTTCGTTTGAACTTACAAGTCGTATTTCGTGTATAAGGCAACTATATCTGTCATCATTTGGTTTCAAGCCATTGCACTCGTTGCGTAGATAGACGTGTTGAGTGCCAGATGCGTAATAAAATTCAGACAAATAGCCTTTTGCGAGCATAGAAATAGCGTCTTTGTGGCGCGTAGGCATCGTATCAAAGCCACCTTTAACCGGACAGAATATATCTATATAGCCAACACTGGGATTGTTTACTTTTACTTTGGGTTTATATCCCCACGCCTCTAACAAGGCTACAACTTCTTGATGAATTTCGATTGCTTTCATATTTCTGTTTTTTGTTTTATTATATTTACATTTTCGTTCATGTTATGCTGTTTGTTTGATTTTACGTTTGTATAGTTCTGCACACAACGCTTCGCACCACTTTCTTGCGATAGTCACTTCTACGGCATTGCCGATGAATTTCTTTTGGTCTGCCTGGGTGCCTATCAGTTCATAATCTTCAGGGAAACCCATAATCAGCTTCAGTTCGTCTATCTTCAGCATACGCATCGTGATGTCGATGATGTTGTACATTGCCATAAATTCTTTGATTTTGACAGTCATCGGACTGTCTGTGTCGTAGATGTCAATCGCGACTTCACCTGTTTCAGTCGTGACAAGATACGGCGGCATTTTATCCATGCGTGCGATGAGCGTGAAGCACGGTGCATCAACAGACCCACCTTGTGACGCAAATTGTGGGTTCATCAGATAGTGCCATTTGCGATTTGCTGTGATTACGCTTGACGGTTCGTTGATTGAATGACCTACATTGCTGAAGTTCGTGTCCATTATCCACGGCTTCACTGTGACAAGTTTCTGCTTCGGGTTCGTCAGCACAGCCGGGTTCGGCGTTTCGATGCTTGACAGTTGACCGCCGCCTGAATACTCATTCGCGATGAAACGCTTGACTTGCACAAGTGCCATTCTGTCTTTTGTCGTAAGCGTTGCCGCCGGTGCTGCGCACGATGTATTGAAGCCATTTCCGTAGTGAACTGATACAAATGCGTGATGGTCTATTGTCGTGATAGTACCTGCCGGTTCTTCAACAGATATGTTCTTGTCATCAGGTGAACCGCTGAATTGCTTTGACAGAAACGACACTGATGCAAGTGCAAGTCGTCCTTGTGTCGCAACAGTAGGGCAAGGTTCATCGAGTGACGGCGGCACATACTTACCGCGTTGGTTCATTGAATTGTACTTTACCATAAAAGCATCTTTGCCCCCTGCAACAAACTTTATCAGTCCGGCATATATGCGTTCAAGCGTCTTTTCTGCAAGCGGCTTCTTGCGGTCGAAGATTGATTTGCCTTCATCTTCAAAGTCTAATACTTCGCGCACAGGCTTCCACGGCTTCAGTGTGCCGAACAAAGTGCGTTCACCTTTCTTGCTGTGCGTCTGCTTCGGGAATACGATAGGAAGACCATGTTTCGCAAATATGCCGAAGAAGCGTTTGCGCGATGTGTATGCGCCATAATCAGCCGCGTTCAGTATTCTGAAGTCAAAGTCGTAGCCGTATCGCTTCACCTGATTGCGCCAACGCACATAACAACGTCCACGGTCTTTTGACAGTGGCTTTCCGTTTTCATCGAGCGACCCCCAAGACATAAATTCTTCGACATTCTCTATTTGAATATAATCGGGGTCTATTGCTTCAATGTATCTGAAAAGATGTTCTGCAAGTGTGCGACTGTCTGCATCGCGTGGCTGACCGCCTTTCGCCTTGCTGAAATTGGTACATTCAAGCGATGCCCATAGCACGACAAGTGCTTCAGGGTTCTGTGCGCGGCACTTCTGAAGATGCTGCACAAGCGGTGACAGTTCAAGCGTTCTGATGTCTTCAGTGAAGTGAAGCGCGTTCGGGTGATTGGCAGCGTGTGAAGCGATAGCCTTTGCATCGTGATTGACACAAGCGATGACTTCTGCACACTGTTCATCGTCCAGGCGTGCGGTGTTCACGCCGGTAGATGTACCACCGGCACCACAAAATAAGTCGATATATAGAAGTTGCTTCATTGTTCGTTTTACTTAAACATCATTCTGAAAAATCTGCTCGCTTTAATTTCTGCCTGTGTTGCGAAGTCTTCAGGCTTCAGAACTTTCAGCAACTTTGCCGTCTTATTTGAATATGTCGTAAGACAATACTCATATCTCAAGCAAGTGCCGATGCCGTCACCTTGTGAATAATCAGCATATTTGCCTGTTGAACGTGTCAACAACTCATCGTCAATTTCAAGCACGACACACACGTCAAAGTCAACACAGCCTTTCAGATACCGCCATGCTTTCTTTGGTTCGTCTTTGGTGAAACAAAAGCCTACTGATGTAGAACCGCCCTTGCCGCCACGATAATGGTCTGTGGTGTTCGTAAGCGTTTCACCTGACATATACTTGTCATATTCTACTTTTGAGCAAAATCTTGTCAGTATCATCTTTCTGAATAGTTTTTGCACGGCTGTTTGCGTGCGGTTATTCGTTTCTGTAACTTGTTGCAGTACATTGTTGAGTTTGATAGACATTCGTAATGACAGCACTGCGAACAATGCGGTGTCAGAACTTGTGGTATGTTGTCATAATCGTATTGTGTTGCAGTTCTGACTTCAACCCAACCGATACCGACATACTGATGAACTGTGCCGTCTTTGATTACGCAATAATCAGCGTCAACAACAGACTTCGGCGGATTGACGCTCATCTTAATCATTGATATGTCTGAAAGTCTGATAATCATTTCGCTGCGGTGTTATAGTTGTCATTGATTACGATGTACGGCATACCACCCGGCAACGCTTTCCACAGGTCACGAGGAAGCAAGAACTCGACTGCACCGATTGCGCGGCCAAGACAGACAAGTTTGTCTTGCATCTGATGAAGACCCGTCCACTGATTGCCGTTCTTGTCGATGCACATATTGAGGAACGTCCAGCCGCCGCCACCGGGTCTGTGAAATTCGGTCGGCAGTTGCATGAGCATCTGCATGATGTCTTGTTCATGTTCCGCTATCTTTTCACGATTGAAAGCGACTTCGATAAGTACACCTTTCAGCACATATTCAGTCGTGTTTGCCAAACAGTCTTTGAAGATTGCTTCGACATTTTCCGATGTCAGTTGCATCGGTTCTTTTATTGAAATTTCGTCAGTCATATTGCGTTGATGTTTATTATTTAACCTTTAATTCTGCCATTGAAAGCAAGTCTGAATACATCATACTGTCTGCCGATGACAACAAATTCAAGCATAGCGTCTTCGTTTGCAACATCGTTGATTTGAAGTACCTGGTATTCCTTGCCGTTGATAATCTGATATTCCAATGCTTCTTCGATTTCGTCTTCTGAAGCATTTGCAAAGTAGTCGTAAAGACTTGCGATGATGTGCTGCTGCAAATAGGCTGTGCCGTATGCTGCTGCAATCTTTTCTTGGTTTCGTAGTGCGCACCTCATAATTACATCTGATAGTAAAAGCACCAATACTTTCCGTCTTTCATTGGAAGAAGAATATACCCTTTATAATCGTCTTCAAAATTGCACCATTGACAAACAAGATAAGAACTGGTTTCGTCATCATTAACGTCAATCAGTTCTTCAGAAAAAATCAGTCTTTTCAATTCTGACTTTTCTTCAGTGCAATCATCAGATACTTTGAAATGTCTGTTTGTTGTTGAAAATCTGTAAGCGTTATTCTTTTCGTTTGTCAGAAGTTCAACAGTCACATATCCAATATGCTGTGCGTACAACAGTCCGTCAAATAGTTCTTCTTGCAATTCGGTAAAATCGCCTTTGTATTCTCCTTTTTCCTTGAAGACTTGTTTTGCTTTCAAAAAGTCTTCTTCAATCTGCTTTTCGGCAGCATAGCAAGCATCAAGTTCTTTTTTTATTTCTTCGTATGTCATAATTTCAAAATAGACTTAATTGAATACCGTTTTTCTTTTGTTTCTCCATTGTTCGTGCGTATATACGGCACTGTCCGCGATAGTGACATTCTCCGACTTTTGCCTGTCCAAAACGCTGATGCCAAAGTTGTCTATATTCTTCGGTGCCCATTTTCGCTTCGTTGTTCAGATGACAGACAAGTTCCATACAGAAGAAACCGCGTTCTTTCTGATTTGCATCGTGTAGTTCTACAAGTCCGTTGCTTTGTGGCTTATTCATATCGTCTTCCCTTTCATGTATTTCAGCCACGCATAATGCTTGCGATAGTCGATGTATAGCAAATTGTTCTGCTGTTCGTATGCTTCGCGTTCAAGACTGATGCTTCTGTATGCCTTGTGTGCATTACGACACAGAAGAAGCCGTATCAGCCATTCAATGACATACCACAGATAAAAGAAGACATACAGCATTTCACGCTGCTGTGCCGTGTGTATCAACTCATGTCTGATGTCGATGTCTGTCATCTTGCAGCCTTTGCGCACAAAGAAGACACCGAAAAGGTTCATTGCTTTGAAGCCTTTGAACGGTATGATGTTGTTATAGATGATTTTCATTGTTTTCTCCTTTTTTCAATTCGTTGATAAGTGCATCAGCATACTGCATCGCGACTGTTGCCAACTTGTTTGCTTCGTAGATTGTATGATGACCTGCCATAAGACCGACCATTGCATTTTTTGCAACTTCGTATCTGCGCTGTTCCCAATCAATCTTCTTCACAGCGCGTTCTGCGTCTTGCTTTGCTTCGTCGGCTCTTGCTTGACGCGCGTGTGCTGCGACACACTCTTTGCAGCGGTGCTTGTATGACTTCGACATTTCAGACTTCGCTTTCTGTTTTCCGCACACTTCACAAGTTATCAGGTCATTTTTCATCGTTGCCTCCTTTCTGTTCTTTGCGTACTTCTGCGATTGCAGATGCAACAGCGTTGATTTTGTCACGCTCTTTTACTTCGATGTGCTTGTGTGCATAGACACAGGCTGCTGCGTAGATGTCGTGACCGAACTCTTTGTCTTCGTTCATCAGCGAATTGACAAGATGCCCCATGTCGCGTGATGTTCCGGCGAAGTGCATATACACTTCTTTTTGCGTGTTATCAGCCATGATGACGGCTGCTGCGCGGTTCTTTTGGTCTGCTTTCGACCACGCTTCACACTGATTGATGATTTTTTCTGCTTCTTTCATTGCGTTATAATTTGTCATTTTTGCTGTCTGCCGCTTCGCCTGCCGCGTTTCAATGCTTCAGATGATAGTTTGCTTGTCTGCGACTGTCAAAGTGCGGCAAACAGCGGTATTTTCGTTTTATCTTCTACTTTCTCCTTTAAGCACGATGATGTTGTACGTCTTGAAGCGGTCAACAAGACGCCCGAAGTCATCGCTGAATGTTTCTTTGAGCTTCTTCAGGTCGAGGTTTGTTGTCAGATGCGCAAATTTTCGTTGGTCTATTGCTGTCATCGTCCAGATTTCATTACGTGCGTGCAAGAAGTCTTCGACAATCGTGCGTGTGTCAATGCCGTAGAACGGTCTGTTTTCGACACCGATGTCATTCAGGCAGATGTTTACCGGCTTCGACTGAAAACCGACATTGTTTTCTTCGTTGTAGGTGTATCTGTCAATGTTGTTGTGCATCGTGAAGTAATTAGTCATCTGCGTCACTGACACGTTTTCAAAGAAGTTCGGGTTTTTCGTTGCGCGTAGATACTCGCTGAATATCTGCATCAGCATCGTCTTTCCTGTTCCGACATTTCCCATGATAAGCAAGTTGTTGTGAAGTTTGTACGGCTTATTCGGGAACACTTCTTCTGCAAGCGGACAGTTATTGAAGTAGTACAGCAAGAAGCGAAGAACGTCACGATTGTTGTCATCGACTTCTAACTTGCGATGCTGCGGTGCAAGACAGACTGTGTTCGCGATGTACAGCAACAATTCGCGATGCGCTCTGTACACTTCGGGATTTGTCAGGTCTGCAAACTGACTTTCCGCATTGCGTATTTTCTTCAGAACAACTCTTGCGACTTCGTTGACGTTCTGCCACGCTGCCTTTGCCTGTTCTTTGCGCCTTGCTTCGACTTCGGCAATCTGTTCAGCGGTGAGTTCTGTTGTTTGTTCAGCCATATTGCGTTGATTTTATTTGTTTTTTGAAATGAAAGCTGCATCTTCTTCTTCGTAGTCGCAAACAGTTGTCTGCGGCTGCTCTTCGCACTGCTGCTTCTGTTGTTTTGATGTGATTTCAGGCAGTTCTTCTTCCCAACGTGCCTGATACAGCCATGTGGATAGATTTGCGTAGTTCGGCTTCCACTGACAGGCTGCTTCTGCTGCTTTGTTGTATTCAATCAGACGTTGAAGTGCCGGCATCAGCAACGGCACAATCTTCGTCCAATTCTTGTGCTTACGCTTGAAAGCGTCAAATTCTGTATCGTGACCGCGCTTGCGACCTGGGTATGCTTTTCTGAAGACTTCAAACGCTTCTTCAAGTTTTGAAAAATGCTCGTTTTCACAGTTTTCTTTTTCTTCTATATTTTTATCTTTATTATTTATATTATTAAATATAAACTGTGAATTTTCGTCAGAACAACCAAAACAACCATTTGCTTGATTTGCTTGTTTTTTCGTTCTTTTTGTCTGCGCATCATCTTGTGTTTCAGCAATTTCAGCAAAACAACCATTTGCTTGTTTCGGTTGTTTTTCAGACGTGCTTTCGCTGTCAAAATCAACCAAATCAACCATTTGGTCGTTTTGCTTGTTTTTGCTTGTTTTTGCTTGTTTTCTTGCGTTCTGATTGCCTTTCGGCGCACCGCCCTTGCGAGCCGCCGCGATACGCTTTTGACGTATCGCTTCGGTCTTCGCTTTGTCAAGGTCGATTTGTGACTGCATCAGCGATGTCACTGCTGCAATCGTTGCGTTAGTTGGTCGTACACCCTCAAATGCGTAAGCGCAAACCGAATTAAATGCTTCAGCCTGCATTTCGACCGGCAGACACTTGATTGCGTCCCACCAATCTTTGTGAAAAATGAGGGTATCTTTCATCGCTTATTCAATCAGAATACAAAATCACACCAAAGGTCAACAAACTGCTTTCCGGCGTACAACGCTAATTCGCGTGTCTTGAAGGCGAGCCGAGCGCCGACATTCGCATACGAGCTCGAGGATGCGTGGCTCGCGTCCGCATAGACGAGACCGCCATACGCGTTGGCGCTGACAGACGAGCGACCAACGACACGGCAGCATCTTTCTTTGTCATCTGCGTCAAGGTCGTTGTATTCGTCTTCTGTGTATAGACTGAACCACGGGTAATACTTCCATTCGTCACTGTACGTCCAATCGGGTGACCAGCCTTGATTGAGTGCTGCTGTGATGATGCGCAACTTCAAGAAAGCCGTCAGGTCGCGCATATCTTCTTCGTTGCCGTTCATCTGCTGTTCATACAGATGATATTGACGTACAAGCGTGTGGTCTTCTCCGAGGACTGCGATAGCATCTTCAAGCGTCTTCACACGTTCTGTGATTGGGCGGTTGTCAACGGCAGCTTCGATGTGTTCTGCTTCGATGACATACTTCTTGCCGGTTGTGTCGAATGTTACCGCGTACAGATGCGGTTCACGTGTTACGTCTATGATTTCAGTGATGATGCCCTCTTGGTCGAAGACAGTGACTTTTTGATTTAATTCAAATTGATTTTTCATTGTTGATTTTCTTTAATTTTGGTAATACTTCGTGTTTCAGTATTCTTTTCGCGTTTGACGCACGCAAACTTCGTCTGACAGCATCTTCATCAAGATAGTCTGAAAGAAGCGTCAGGCAGCGCACCAAAGACGCGACAACATTGTTAGGCACTTGCTTCATCAGTACGGTTCTTTAGAAACATCGACACAGACACCGCGCTTTGCTATGATGACAGGCTTGCCTGTCTTCTGCATGATGCGCTGCTTGAACTGTTCTGCATCGCTGTTGTTGTGTGACAGATGTATCAGAATTATGTCGTTCACGGTGTCAAGATTTGAAGACAGCAAGATGTTTTCAGTTGTCTTGATTTCCATGTGCGACTGAAGCAAGCGCGGACGCATTGATGCCGGCGTGATGCCGTTTTCAATGTTGTAGTCAAGAATTTCGTCTGAATAGTTCGCTTCTATCATCATGTGTGACAGGTTCGGTATGCGATATTCAAACATCATCGTGTCTGTGACAAACAGCATCTTTCCCATTTCTGCGTGTTCGATGACGAAACCGACACACGGCACATCGTGTTCCACCGGCACCACAAAGACATTGAACGTGCCTATGCGATAGCCGTGCATCGGTTCGATTTCCTTGCAGAAGATGCGCTGCTTCAATGCGTGTGCGTCAAACACTTCTTTCAACGCACACACACGAATTGCGCTTTTCAGATATTCAGCGATGAATTTTGAATGGTCACCGTGCTGATGTGTCACGATTGCGCCGGCAATGCGACCAATCTTGAAGTCAAGTGCTTTCTTCACTTCAAGAAGTGGCATACCGCACTCGATGACAAGTGCGCCGTCAGATGCTTCAAGAATGTAGCAGTTGCCGCTTGATGATGAGCCGAGAACTTTCAATTTCATCGTGAACTTCTGTTTTATGGGTTAGTAACCTGGTGCTTCTTCTGCTTCGTTCTGCTGTGACGCTTCTGATGCTGTTTTGGGCTGCTGTGTGACTTCGCCGGTGCTTTCATCGACTACTTCTTCATACTCGACTGTTGAAGCGTCAAGGTCAAGCGATTTCGCGTCTGCGATTTGCAGTGCTTCTTCACGCGCCACAAGTGCGTGCTGTGAAGCGTTGTCATCTGCTGTGATAGCGTTCTGCATCTTGATAGACAGATAGCCATACTTCGACAGAACACGGCGAATGACAGTCTTCAGTGCCATGTCGTTGAAATTGCCCTCCCAACCAACAGACTTTGACACCACACCGTTGTTCGCTTTCTCGATGAGCTGCGCGATAGTTGTGTCTTGCTTGATACCCGGAGCGTATCGCTTCGCATACTTCGCCATGTCTTCGACTGACATGAAAAGTGTCTTGCTGTAACCGTTCAGCAACTCGAAGTAACAGAAGTAACCGACAATCTTGTCAGAAGTCTTCTTGCCGTCAAGTGCGACTTCGCCTGACAGACGGTTCACGGTGCGAAGTTCGCCCTCGTACACAAAGTCCGCGTTAATGGTGCGATACTGACCTGTGCGCATAGCGAGTTGAATGTAACCCTTGTAACCGGGAATGAATGTCGGTGTCGGCACTTTTATCCATTCATCGCGACCGGTCTGTTCGTTGCGCACTTTCTTCTTGTTGTTGTACACAACGATGTATGCGAAACCGAGTGCGCGATTGATAGGCAGGTCAAGCACTGCTGCTTTCAGTGCTTCAGACACGATTTGCGCCGGTTGGCAAGTCTGAAGCGACTTGTCACCGTTGTAAAGGTCGATGATGCTTGCGACAAACAGGTCTTTGTTTTCGGCAAGCGCGTTTTGGAACTGTTCCTGAACACTGGGCGCGTTCAGAATGGTCTTCAGTTTTGCAAGACCGCCGGTTGTCTGCGGCTGTGCTGCGATTTGATTTTGTTCAGCCATTTTACTGCGTTGTTAAATTGTTAATGATGATTTATATTGCCATTTGAAGCCGTTGCAGTGTGATGTGCGTCCGACTATGGCGTTTGTTATAGACATTGCTGTTCTTCCAATCGCTGATGCTGCTTCTTTTACGCTTCCGAATACAGCAACAACATTTCCTTTCATGTCAAGTTGAACGACAGCGCGTGCGACAGGACTTTTTGAACCTGTGCGTCCAAACATACCATTTCGTGAACCTGTTTGATTTCGATGCGCAACAGTTCGTGCGTTTCTTGTTCCGTGAACTGTGTTCTGTTGATGTGAAACCCATTCGAGGTTTTCGACACGGTTGTCTGTTTTGTCTTCGTTGATGTGATTTACATCGGAAAAGTTATTTGAGTTTTCGATGAATGTCAATGCAACAAGACGATGAACACGGAAAATTTTTACTTTCCCATTTTTAGATAATGATACCTGAATGTAGCCGTTACTTGCGTGCTGAAGTTTGATGATACGACCAAGTATTTTCTTTCGTTTGTCTTCACCATTATCAACAATGCGAGTTATAGACCGTATTCGACCATGACTTGACGCTTCGTAACAGTCTTCATATCCGGGTATTGATTTCCAAACTTCGCTCATCGTATTGTTAATTCTTTGTCTGTTGATACATTCAGAGTGATAACTTGCGACTGCATCGGAATGATGCTATTCAAACTTTCTGCGCCATCAATAAAGACGGGTGCATACATTTCTTCAGACTTACATATCGCATTGATTATATCCAAGCCAGCCGTTATGCGTCCGGCTGTATTCAGACTGCTATACGGTACACCATTGATTGTTGCTTCGCACGTTTCGCTTTCTGCGCCGTTGATTGCTACTGCTATCCAACGGAAGCGCACGATGCGGAAAAGTCCGTTGATACGTGCTTCAATCGCTGTGCTGCGTGCCTTGCTAAATTCTGCGATGACAAATTCCTTGCGTTCAAGTTCTGCAAGTTCGACATTCAATTCTTGCATCTTCTTTTCAAGTTCGGTCACGCGGCGTTTGTCTGCTTCTGCGTCTGTGCGCTTTGCAAGTTTTGCGACAAGCGTTTCAATCGCTTCTGTCAGTGTCGTGCGACCGTTACGCAATTCTTCACGATTTTCGTTCTGATTGCCGTCAGACTGCTGCTTTGCGTCTTTTTCTTTCGTCAGTCGGTCAATGTCTTCTTGCAGTGACTTCATGCGACTGTCTGCTGCGATTGCTGCATCTGCATCAGGTCTGACAAGTTCGGCAGTATATTCAGAAGATGCTTCGATTGCTGCGATGCGCTTCTTGTATTCTGCGATAGATGCTTCTGCAAGTTCGATGTTCTTCTGATATTCTTCTTTGCGCGTGTTGTTTGCGATGCCATTACGCTTGTTGCGTGCGATGTCATCAGCGACTTCACCAAGACGCTTTTCACGCTCTTGCTCGAAGTTCTGAAGCATCTGTGCTTCTTTTGCATCGATGTCAGCCATGTCAAGCGGTCTGTGACAAGTAGGGCAAACAAACTGTGCTTCGTCAATCTGAAGTGTTTCTGCTTTGATAGACTTCTGCTTTTCATTGAGTTTCTGCCATTCTGCAAGAAGCGTGTTCCGGCGTGTTTCACACTGCGCGATTTCTTTCTTGTAGGTGTCGATGTCGCGTTCACACGATGCGATTTTCTGCTTCAACAGTTCAACTTCGTGCTTCAGTTCGTTCTTCTTTCCCTGTGCTGCGTAGAAGTCGCGCATAACTTCTTCTGTGATTTCATTTTGACGCTTCATGCGCTCTGTGCGAAGACTTTCAATTTCGCGCATCAGTTTACGCACGGCTTCATTTGATGCGCTTTCTGCTGCATTGATGTCTTCAAGTTGCTTTTCAATGTCTGCGCGTGCTTCGCGCTTCTGCTTCAGTTCTGTTTCAAGCGAAGACCAATCTTCTTCTTCAGACTTCGCGATGTCACGCTTCTTTTCGTCAATGCGACCAGGCAGGTCAACGAGTTCTGCATTGATGCGCTGCTTCTTCGCGCTGATTTCTTTCTTGAAGTCTGCAAGCGTCTTGCCTGTCAGTTCTGCAAGTAACTTCTGAAAGTCTTCGTTGTCTGCTGCGACTTCTTCGTCTGTAATGTTTCCGGCCATACGGTGTAACATCGCTTTCTGCACTTCTGCTTTCTGACTTGTGAAGTATGTCGGCGATGTGATGAACTTAAAGACTGCTTCATCGCAAATGTCGGCGATGTGTTCTTCATAGTCTTTCTTGCTGCACGGCACGTCATTGAAGAAGCGTTCTTCTTTGTTGCCGTCAAACTCTTTGTCAACCTTACCGGCACGCTTCACCCATTTTTCAGTGAAGCGGCGTGACAGAGTGATTTCCTGACCGTTCACTTCGATGACTGCACTGACTTCATGCGGAAGTTGTGCGATGATGTTGCCGTCTTCGTCAAGTGTCTTCAGGTCAAATGCCTTGCGGTCTTGGCTGTCTTTGCCAAACAGTAGCCAAGTGAAAGCATCGAAGACGGTTGTCTTTCCGGCACCGTTGCGACCGTAGATGTTGGTGACTGTCTGATTGAAGTCAATCGTCAGGTCGCGCACACCCTTGAAATTTACAAGGTGCATCTGTTTGATGATGATACTTTTCATTGCGTTTGTTATTTAATTCTGCGCGTTGCGCAAATAGTTGATGCTTGTGAGTTGATTTCGTCTTTTGACGCTGTGCGGTTGCGTGTCTGCCACGCTTCAATTTCTTCACGCTTGAAGTACAGTGAACCGTTCTGCTTGTATGTCGGTATGACTTGTTCTGATGCCATGTGCCGGACGCGACTTTCACTGATTTCAAGCACAAGCGCGAGGTCTTTGACACTCCACACGTTCTTCATCAGCGCAATCATGCTGCGCTTGATGTCGCTTAATGACTGCTTCAGTTCTTCATTCATGTGTGTCTTGCTTTTTTGCTTCGCGAAGTTCTTCAAGTGAAGCGCGTAGCATGAGTTTCTGACCTGCCAAACCGATAATACAGAAACAAACAGTGTAGAATATGTTGTCTGCAATACGGTCGTAATGCGTGAATAATGCGCGTAGTGCGTAACCATAGCCAAACAGAATGATGAACCACGAAAACACTACCTGTGCATACAAGAAGACGCGCTCGGTCTTTCGTATGATTTTGTCTGCTGTCTGTTCTTTCATTGTTCTTCTTCGTTAGCGTTGTCAAAGTGATGTTCTGAAAACAGTTCTTCTTCCGGCATCTGATAGTGTTCGGCAAGAAGTGTCATGCGTGTGCTGTTCGGCTTCTGCTTACCCGATACCCAAGCGCGTACAGTTGCAAGTGGTGCGCGTGCTACTGCTGCCATTTCTGCGAGTTGAGCCTGTGCCGGTGTCAATGCTTCAAGCGCATCAGAATAGCGCACGTCAAGCGGTTTCTTTTTGTTCTTTGTCATATTGCTGATTTTTGATGTTAGTATTATTTCAGCGACCATGTCGTGCGCACATCGCAATGGTCAACCTCGTTATGTTTTTCTGCTTCGCCTGTTCTAATAAGCGGTTTTACATAGTCTTTGCCGACATAGATGCCAGACTTGCCGCCCCATGAATTTGTGCCAATGAAGCGCACGCCGTCAGTTTCTTCTTTGACTTCTTCAACGGTTATCGTCATAGAGTCACCGTTCCACGTGTCATAGGTATGTAACTTTCGACCGACAGTTTTCTTGACTACTGTCTCGATGTTGATTTTGATTATTTTCTTCGATGTCATCATATTGCGTTGATTTTTGTTGCGTGTTAGACACTAATTTTATATCTTTGCACACTTACTTTCGTTAGTGTTGCACTCACTTTCGTGATTGCTGATGCAAAGATAAACATATTTGTTGGTCTGTGCAAATAAAAATGATGATTTCCCAACAGAAAAATTGGGCGAAAATCGTAAACTGTTAAATATCAACGCATTATGAAAGGACAAAAAATTAAAGAAATTTTGCGTGCTGAGGGTATAACGCTCTCGGAAGTAGCCTCTTTGCTCGGTTTCGACAACGACCAACGGCTACACAGCGCACTAAAGTCAGACGATGTGAAAAGCGGTCTTATCGAAGACATTGCGCGAGTTACAAACAAAAGTGTTGGCTTCTTCTATGGTCTGCCGGTGGTGAACGACCACGGCATACTTGCAAGTGACAACGCTACATACAACGAAACTGAAATATCAGTGCGGTTCATCGGTCTTCTTGAAAAGAAAGACGAGCAGATTGACCGCCTGTTGACAATGCTTGAAAGGAAATAATTATGAAAATCAGCCTTGAAGAACTATTTGCATATTGCGAGCGCAACGGCATCAGCGTTGGCAACATACCCGAAGACGTGATGTGTGCTTCAACTGAAGCGATGATGAAAGGTGAAGATAAATTTGAAGTGTCTGATAACACCTTTGCACAGATTGATGAAGCGCATCGTAAAGATGTAGAACGTCAAAAACTGTATGATGACATTTCTGCGTGTCGGCTTGCCGGAATGAAAGACGAAGATGAAAACAACATTGATGAAGCGATAGCACAGTATGCTGAAGCAATACGCATCGGTGAAGCATCAGAATTTGACCTGTTGCACGCATACAGACACGCATACGACCGTATCATCATATTATTATCGCGCACGCACGCATACGCACGAGAAGCCGAATACATTGAACAATTACTGAAATGGCACAAACTTCAAGACAGCGACAGAACACGTCTTGAAGAACGTCTGCGAAAAACATACATGAAAATCAACAAATGACAGATATGAAGAAATTACTGATATTGGTATTTGCTGCATTATGCTTCACAGCGTGTGGCAATGATGATGAGCCAGAAGCAACACCGACTATCACAAAGGAAATTCGCGAATTGTGGTCTTCGCTGTCAGGCACGTATTCAACCACGTTCTATGTTCTGAATACTGATAATGTGTGGTACACCGAAACAATCACATTCAAGCCATATTCTGCGCCGGAGAAGTTCGTGCCAATGATGACAGACAAACGCGGTGACATATACGCATACGGCACTGCCGACATTCAAGACACGCGCTTCACTTCAATCACAGGCACATCGCACTGTTATTATTGCCTGGGGTATTCTTCAACCGGCAAACTGACAATCACTTTCTATCAGTACGCAAATGACAGCGGTGAAAGTTGGGGGCGTGAAGACGAAAGAAGCATCAGACTGTTGTCTGCATCTGAATTTGAAATGTGGTCTTATGGCACAAGTGAAGCGGAAAATGTTCATAAATACGTCAGACAATGA